ACCTAAATGGTAGAGCGATGACTAAAAGCAAACTAGAAAAGACTTTTCCTAAAAAGAAAAAAAATAAATCAAAGAGAAAATATATAAAAAAAAAGACTAAAGAGTAGTTATTAATTGACTGCTCTTTTTTAATGCAAATAAATTTAGAAAGGAGTGGTTAGATGATTTATTTTGATGATATAGAGTTTGCTAATGACAATAAATACTCTATATACTTGATTGATAAATATTTAAAGAAATATTTCCCTAAAAATCAAAATAATATCAAACAAAAATACCTTCCTAATGAAGTTGCAAAAGTAATTGGAGAGAAGGATATAACTTTTTTTAGTTTATATTTTCTTAGGACAACATTTGTTCCGAGTGATGACAACAGTGCAAGAGAACTTTGTGAAGAACATTATAAAATATGGAAAGTTCTTTCGGAAGCCTTTGTACAAGATTTATACGATAAACTTAATATAGTAGAGCCTAGGGGACTTGCTAAGTCAACTATATGTGATAAAACACTTGCAATATGGTTACATTGCTATAAAAAATCAAAGTTTACTCTATTAGGAGCAAAAACTGCAGATGATGCTGAGCAATTCTTAAATTCTATAAAAAAAGAGTTTCTAGAAAATGAGCTTATAAAAGATGTATTCGGAAACTTAATAGATTTAAAAGGTAAAAAGCCTAACTCGAAAGATTATTACAAAGTTAACTCAGGAGAAATTGAGTTTACTAATGATACATACATAAGAGCAGTAGGTTCAACTACTTCTGTCCGTGGTGCTAACTGGGGAGGAGTAAGACCTACAGTAGTTATTGCTGATGACTATCAATCAGAAGTTGATATTATAACCGAAGATGCTAGAGAAAAGAAATGGAATCGATGGTGTAAAGAAGTTGAAGAGGTTGGAGATACTGCAGTATTTAGAAAAGGCAAAAAGGTTAAAGCAGCAACTAAATTTATAAGCATAGGAACTGTATTACATATTGATTGCTTAATAAGTAGACTTAGCAGAAATAGAGATTATCATACTATTATTAATAGAGCTGTTTTATTAGAAGATGGTCAAACTATTGATGATATATTTGAAAGTAATTTATGGCTTGAATGTAAAAAGATTTATTTTGATGACAAAATAGAAGATCCTCAAATACAAGCTAGAAAATTTTATAATAAACATATAGATAAAATGAAATATCCATTACTATGGGAAGAAAAATGGGACTTTTTCAATGATATAGCAGTTAAATATTGGACTAATAGAAAATCATTTATGTCAGAAAAAATGAACGATGCTAGTACACTAGGAGTTAGATGGTTCAAAGCCATAAGAACTCAATCAGAAGAAGAAATTGAGGACCATACATTCCTAAAAACAATGTTATGTGTGGACCCTGCAGGTGAACAATCAAGAAGATCTGACTTCTTTGCAATGGCTGTAGGTTCTTTAGGTGAAAATGATTTTAAATATGTTAGAAGAATGATATTAGCTAAAATGAGCTATAAGGAATATTGTCAGACAGTTATTGACCTTTTGAAGGAATATACTGAGATAACACATTTATATGTAGAAAAAAATACATATTTAGGGGCCGATGTTACTACTATTACTGAAATGATTGACAAAGATTATGAGTTGAAGCGCAGAAACATTATAATTCTTAATGAAATGTCTAGAAGAAATAAAGATGAACGTATTTCAACCATAATAGAAGAAGTAAATAATGGCCAATTAGTTTTTAATAATAACAACAAAGATTTTACACAACAAATATTAGACTTTCAAGGTACGGCTTATAGTCCTCACGATGATGCCCCAGATATAATAGCTGAGTTATCTAGAAGGTTAATCGAAATAGAAGTAAAAAATATAATAAGAATTATAGATAGACGAAAACTAGGTGTTTAATATGAAAAAATATAAACCTATTGATGAGGTTTTAAAAGTTTATGATGTTCCGAAAGAGTTATGGGAATCTGAAAGTTTAATGAAAGAAAAACCGAATTGGAATAAGACAAATTATACCGAGTCGAAAAAAATATACCAAAATAAGGAATATATTATTTTGAAAGTTAAAAGCAATAAAAAAATTGGATTTATTGTATATAACACCAAAAAAGAGTGGGAAAAGGGCCACTCTCATTTAAATTCTAGAACTATTGCAGAAATAGTAATAAAAAATGTAATTTACAAAAGAAAACCTAAAACAAATAACTTGTATGTGCTTAAAAGTCATGCAAGAGTTTCAAATGATGAAAAATATATCAAATTTATTGAAGAATTAATAGAAGTTAAAAAAAGTAAGAGTAAAAATAAATATGTAAATAGGAAAGGAGGGAGGAAATGAGTAGTCTTAATAGTTTAGTCTTTAATCTAGCCAAGATAGGTAATGTGTTTAATAATTTAGACATACCTGAAAATTTAGATCTTGTAAGGTATTCATACATGGATTATATTTCGAAAGTAATGGAATATGGCCGAATATATGAATATTATTGTGGTGAAAGTAAAGCTTTAAGAGAATATAAAATGATAACCTCCAGATCTAACTTAAAAATTAATACTAATTTCATAAAGAAATTCGTTAAAGAAGAAACTAGCTATACCGTAGGAAATCCCGTAACTTATGAAAGTACTTCTGATGAAGAAATGCAACTTATTGAAAAAATGAAAGACATTTTTTATGATTGGGATGAAAACCACGATGCACATTTAATGAATTATTTAAATTTATTTACAAGAATATATGAATTATATTACATAGATGCAGACGGTAATTTCTCAGCTAAAATTATAAAACCAACTGAAGGGTATGCTTATAGAGATTATAATGGAGAAACTTTATTCTTTGTTCATTTCTTTGATGCTGAATTTGAAGAAGATGTAGAAGTAAATGGCAAAATAATATCTGCAAGGCCTAAATATATTGATGTATATACAAAAGATTTTATATATCATTTTAATGACAATTTCGAAGAAATAAGAAGTAAAGACAATAACAAATTTAAACGAGTACCTGTTTCTGTAGGTGTTATAAGTACAGAAGATTATAAAGATAGCTTAGCAAGAGATATTGCTGGATTACAAGATGCATTAGAAACAAATCTCTCAGATATGGGTAATGAAATTTCTGATTTTAGAAATGCTTATATGGTTCTAGAAAATTGTCAATTTGAAAAGGATGAAGATTTAGAAGAAATGAAAGCAAAAGGGATTTTAGAAGTTGGAAAAGATGGTAAAGTTAAATGGTTAATTAAAGATATAAATGATACTTTTGTACAAAATACAATTGATAGATACATAGATTTAATTTATCAAATTGGCTGTCACATAAATCACAATGAAAAACTACAATCTAATCTAAGTGGTATAACTCTTAGAAGTAGATTAATCTCTCTTGAAAATAAATGTACAACATTGATAAAATCTCATAAAAATATACTTAAAAATAGAATTAGATTTATATGTGAGTATTTAAGCATGAAGAAAGAGGGAAATTTTAATTATAAAAGAATTAAGATTATTTACACTCCAAATATACCACAAGATAATCTTTCTACTGCTCAAATGCTTAGTCAAGTTCCAGATGGAGTAATCTCTAATCAAACAGCAAGAACTTTATTTGGATTTATAACCAATCCACATCAAGAAGGGGAACAAGTCAAAAAAGAAATGGAAGAAAATCAGCAATTTGAAGATGAAAGTTTAGGTGAATTGTATGGCTATAAACACCAACACACAGAAGCAAACATCGAAGAATAGAAGTGCTGAAGAAACTAAAAGTTTCATGGAAAAAGCATATAATCAGGCCGAACAGGAACTTGAAAAATATCTTAAAAAGATGAATAAAACAGATAAGCAGATTAGAGAGTTGATGGAAACTGCTAATTTTGCTTACCAAATAGAAAAGACATCAAAAGATTACAAAAGCGCTGAAAGATTTCTTGTTATAGCAGTTCTATCAATGCTTAATAACGAAGATGAATGGCTTGAAGATTTAATAGATAACTTCTTTGATGAAATGTTTGAAGAAATTGTAGAGTATTTTGGATATTTTGTAGACAATGAAGAAAAACAGAAAATATTAAATAGAAAATACGAAGGTAAAACGTATAAGCAAAGAATACAAAGCAATATGGCTAAAATAAACAATCGAACTAAAAAAAGATTGAAAATAGCTTATAATAAGAAGAATTTATATAATATTGCATCATGGCTAACACAAAGACAAAAGATGAGTAGAAAAAGAGCAAGAGGAATATTGATATCTGAGCTTAGCAGAATAGCAAATGATATCTTTATTTATTGTAATAGAGATAAAAAATTTATGTATTGTTCAGTTTTAGAAGAAAGAACATGCAGTGATTGTGAAAGTATGCATGGTGTTACTTTAAGTGCTGAAGAAGCTTATGATTTAATACCACAGCATAACTTCTGTAAATGTTATTTTATAGTTATAAGATGATAGGAGAGAAATAAATGAAATTACAAGATACAGTAGATTTAATGTTAGGAACAGATTTTAAAGATAGATTTAAAGCTGAATATTATCAACTAGATAATAGAATAGCTGGACTACAAAGAATGTTAGAAGGATATAAAAATGGAACACTTAATTTTACTCCTAACTGCTCATATGAAATATTACACACTCAATTAGTATATATGGAAGCATACAGAAATGTATTAGAAGAAAGAGCAAAAATAGAAAATATAGAATTATAGGAGGAAATTATGAACGAACAAGAATTTTTAGATTGGTGTAAAGATGAAGTTGTAAAATATACGAATAATCATTTAGATAAATCAGATAACAAGCAAATAACAAAAGATGACGTGTTTATGGTTTGGTGTGCTAAAGTTTTACAAAATAACAAAGCATTATTAAGTACAACTTTATTTGACGGAATGTATTATGAATGTACATACAATGGAGATAAAAAAGAAATGTACATAGATGCTTATAAGAAATGGGAGAATTACAAAGTTGAGCAAAAATAAGTATGGAAAAGAAGATTATGATTTCCTTTTAGGCATATATGCCTTTGTAGGAGTATACGCTCTAGCATACACAATATTTTCAATAGTATTAGCAATACTTCATATACATCTATCAAATGCTATAGACTGGATAGCAAGTATTGTTCTATCAATACTTAGTATTGTTTATGTAGTGAGATTGTATATAAAAAGAGAAGAATCTATAAAAAATAAGGAGGTAAAATAAATGGATATAGTAAAATTAGGTAGAGGAAATGGGAAAACATGGTTTTTAGTAAATAGAAGTGCTGATACAGGTTATCCTATAATTTGTAATTGCCAAGTAAATAAAAAATATATTGAACAAATTGCAAAAGATAATAATCTAAATATACCTGAGCCTATAATTATTGACAAAAAAATATAGATATATTAAAAAATAAAAGTTCAGAAAAATATTTAATAGACGATATAGATTTTTTTATTGAGCATATGTTAAATATAGTTATTGATTGTGCTACTACTTCATCTAATATACTTTATAAATTAAATTTAGATACAAAAGAAAGGGTATAAATGGATACTAGAATACCATACAGAGAAAGATATATCAGAAAAGTGGAAAGCTTATTTGGCAAATCAAGAGAATATATTTGTTTTTCAGATGATACTTATAAAGAATTTGTAGAATTTATTAATAATTTAAAAGGAATACCGAAGAAAAATAGATTAATAAATAAAATGAGAGATTATAGAAAAGGTTTAAGATAGGTTTACATAATTCAACCTTCTAAAATCAATTCTAAGGTACTTGTAAAAAGTCCTTTGATAGTTTATGCCTTTGGAAATAAATAGAAATTACATAAAGAATGATTGAATGGAAAAATTATTTAATTTTGCATCATTACCTAGTGATGCTATAGAAGTTAAAGTAATAAAAAGACCAAAACAGAAACCGTTAAAAAAGTTAAAATTAAATGAAAATACTTATTATTTATCCGAAGATGATGAAAATTATTATACTTTTGTGTATAAGAGTTTCACTAAGGATAAAGTAAAGAACCAAGTAGTAGCCAGTATATTTAATAAAGGAAAGTGCAAAAATGCAGATTGGTTTGAGTTGGCTCAATTATATAACGACAAAATAAATGAGTATAATCACAAATCTTATGTGCATAGTCAATATATCACAGATGCAATATTGACTGAAATATATAAATTAACAAGATAATAAAGTCCGAAAGGGCTTATTTTTATGCTCCGAAATGAGGGTAAACTAAAAAATGTCACTGGTTCATTTTATGAGTTAGTGGGATAAGGAGATTTAATATGAAAAAAAGTGAATTATTAAAACTTGTAGAAAAGTTTGACAATGAAGATAGTATAAACGAAGTATTGTTAGGGACTGATGTTGCAAAGCAAATTAAAGCAAGTGCACTAACTTTAGAAAACTTTAAAACATTAGCAGATAGTAATGCCGATTTTATAGCTTATCTTGATAGTTTAAAAGATACACATGTAAACGCCGTTATAAAAACAATGAAAGAAAAAGGAACTTGGGAAAAACAATTCAGAGATGTAATTGAAGAAAAATACCCTGATTTGTATAAAGTCGAAGATCCTGTTATTGCTGCTTTACAAGAAAAAGTTGCTCAAATGGAAAGAGAAAAACAAGAAGCAGATAAAAAAGTTGCTCGTCAAGAAAAAATTAATGAAGCTATTAAAAGAAGAAAAGAAAATCAAAAGAATGCAGATATACTTGAATTATTAACTGCAGATTCATTAGAAGATAGATTATCTGATGAAAATTTAACTAAATTTGATACTTTAATAGAAAATATAATTAAAAAAGACAGAGAAACTTATATAAAACAAGGTAATTATCCTCCTGGTGCTGGAAAAGGTGAAGGTACTGGAGGAAGTGGAGAAAAGCCACTAACATTACAAGAAGCTATGAAAATAGCAAATGAAAATCCTGATGTAAACATAGATAGTTTAATGTCTAGAGTTCAAACATCAACTAATAAAGAATAAGGAAGGAGGCAAATAATATGCCTGGAATTTTTGATAAAAAAATATTTAATACAGAAGTATTTAATAAATATACTGAAAGAGTACCTAACTTAAGAAAAAATGAATTATTAAAATCAAGAGCCTTAGTAGCTAGAAATGATTTAAAAGCTGCAATGACAGACCAAGTAGGTGGAAACTATATTGTAACTCCATTAAAAGGTTTAATAAGTGGTTCTACTCCTTCTAATTATGACGGGGAAACTGATATAGAAGCACAAAGTACAGAAACTTACATGCACTCAAGAGTTGTTGTAGGTAGATCTCAAGCATGGACAGAAAAAGATTTTTCTTATGATATAACTGGTGGTGTAGATTTTATGGAAAATATAGCAGCACAAGTTGTTGATTACTGGGATGAAGTAGACCAAGATACAATTTTATCTATATTAAAGGGTATTTTCTCTATGACTGGTGCTGGAAATACACCTTTTGTTAAAAACCATACTGCTGATATAACTAAAGAGTTAGAAGCAAATACAATGGGAGTAACTACTTTAAACACTGCTATGCAAAGAGCATTAGGGGATAATAAATCTAAGTTCTCTTTGGCTATAATGCATTCAGCTGTAGCAACTAATTTAGAAAACTTAAACTTACTAAATTATTTAAAATACACTGATAAAAGTGGTGTTCAAAGAGATTTAGGATTAGCAACATTAAATGGTAGATTAGTGGTAATTGATGATTCAATGCCTACTGAAGAAATACCAGCACAATATATGAAAGTTGATTCAACTGTTGAAGGTGCACTAAAAGTAGTTGCAAGTAGTGCTACTGGGGCACAAATAAATAAAGCAGATGTAACACCTACTGTTGATGGATATACTGCTGCTAATGATGATTATGTTGTAAAATTACCTGCATATACAGCTTATACTACATATGTTTTAGGAGAAGGGGCTATAGAATATACAGATGCAGGGGTAAAAGTACCAAGCGAAACAGATAGAAATCCATATAAACATGGTGGAGAAGATACTTTATATACTAGACAAAGAAAATGCTTTGCTCCATATGGTATAAACTTTACAAAATCATCTATGGATACTTCATCACCAACTACTGCAGAATTAGAAAAAGGTGCAAACTGGGAATTAGTAAATACTACTGCTAGTTCAAGCAAAAAATATATCAACCATAGAGCAATTCCTATAGCTAGAATAATTTCTCGTGGCTAAGGAGTTGTTGTAAATGACTTCTTATGATTTATTATTACGAAAAAGTTTCCCTAATTTAAATGAATCTGATTTAACTATACATAAACAGTTAGCTATCCAAAAGCTATTACTTTATTTTAAGAATAGACTTAATAGAAATATAACTGCTGAACAATTAGAAACAGAGTATGGATCCGCTCTGTTTCTTTTAATTTCTAATGCGGTTAATTTCAATGCTAATTATTCGAGTGTAAAAGGTATTAAATCAATTTCACAAGGGAATAAGAAAACTACATTTGATGAAAGTGTAAGTTCTATTAATTCTGGTGGAGCTTATGACATAACTGATGAAATAAAAGAACTTTTACCTGTAGCAGCAGTTAAATTGAGAGGCTAGGTGATAAACATGTTTGGATATGACGAAGATAGTGCAACTTTATTTAATATTTCTTTAGATGAAAAAAGAAAAACAGTTTATCACCGTACTTTTTTAACAGGTATAGATTGGCAACAAGCTACAGGAGTTAAATTTTTAAAGACAACTGGTTCATCTGCCGATATAGATAATAAAATTTTAATATTTGTAAAATATGGGGCCTATGAAGGCAAATCTTATATAGGCCCTAAAAAATTTAGTCAACTTGAAGATAAAAGTAATTATTATACATTCAACGAAGGAGAAGATATACTCCTAAAAGGAATACATGACATTGAAATCACTAATTCTCAAGAGTTTAACGATATTCAAAGAAATTATGATGATGTAGTTAAAATTATTAATGTTACTAAGTGTGAATTAACTAAGCACTTTGAATTAGGATGTGAGTAAAATGGGAGGATTAATAGCAAAAGCAAAAATTCAAATAGATTATGACAAAGTTATAAGTAAAAGTAAACTTGAGCAAGGGCAAAAACAATTTGTAAGTCTTGTTAGAAGTAAATCTGACCCATATGTACCTTTTTTAAGTGGAGATTTAAAAAATACTGCTAAAGAAAATAAAAAAAGTATTACATATAGTCCTTATCACAGAGGTTTAAAATCATATGCAGCTAAAAATTATTATACAAATGCAGGTATGGGAAGACAAGGTTTGAATAGAGGTGGAAAAAGAGGTAGAATGTGGGTTCCACGAATGTGGGTCAATGAAGGTGATTCAATAGTAAATGAAGTTGCTAAAACCATTGGAGGAAAAGCTACAAAATGACAATTAACTTAAATGATATTGAAAAAAGAACTGTTACAGATAAATTAATAGACTTTTTTTTATCTTGCCCTTTAATTAATGAAAAATCACCTATTTCAGCTGATTACATAGGAGATGAGATACAAACCTATTCAATTGACGGGTCGCCTTCTGAAACTATCATAAAAACTTATATTGATGGTTCTACAGAAAGACAATTAATATTTGATTTCACTAGTAGAGAAAGTGTCGAAGCATACAATAACGAGAAAAATATTAGCTTTTATGAAAAATTAGCTGAATGGGTTGAAATACAAAACATTCAAGGAAATTTACCTCAATTAAACTACCCGCTTATTCCTGAAAAAATTGAAGTTTTAACTCATGGATATGTTGAACAAATGAGTGCTAATAAAGCAATTTATGTTATTCAAATGAAATTTATTTATACAAAAATGGCTGAATAGCCTAAAAGGAGGGATTATAATGGCTTTAAAAAGAAAAGATTTTGCTGATTATTTAAATGTAAGTAAAACACAAGAAGCATCATATGTATTATTAGGCTATGGTGTTGAAAGTTTAGACGAAGAACCAGGTGCTCAAACTGATACAACTTGTTATATTAATGATGAAACTTCTTCTACAACTATAACTAAGTATGAAACTCAATTCCCTTATACTTCTGAAATTATAATAGAACAAGAAGCAATAAAAAGTTTATACTTAACTGGCAGAAACCATGAAACTGGAACAGATGCAGAAAGGGATTATGTTCGTGTAGATATGTTTGACCCTGTTTCAGATAGTGCTGGAACTTACAATGCAAGAAAATTTAGAGTTGCAAATGAAGTTTCGACTTTTAGTGGAGAAGGTGGAGAAAAAATGAAAGTAGAAGGTACTTTACATGCAATAGGAGATCCTATTCAAGGAACTTTTAATGTAACTACCAAAACATTTACACCAACCACTACACAAACTTCTAATACACAATAAAACCAAGCTACTGAATAATAAAAAATAGGAGGTTAAAATATGAATTTTAAAATAAATGGTGTTGAAGTAGAGTTTGATTTTTTTGATATGGATGAAAAGGAAGATTTTGATGCAATATTTTTAACAGCTAATGAAAAAATACAAAAATTAAGTAATGAGCATAAAGATTTTGATACAAAGTTTGGAAAAGCATATTGTGAAGTAATAGTTAATATGTTCGAAGATTTATTTGGTGAAGAAAAAACTTATGAAATTTTCCAAGGAAAAACAAATATAATGAAATGTACAACGGCAGTAAAAGATTTAGCTAAGGCTAAATTAGAACATGATAAATTATTCCAAGAAACTTTAAAAGAAATTACTGGATTAGATATTGATGTATTTGGTGAAAAACCATTAAATAGAGAGCAACGTAGAGCTAGAAAAAAATATAATCAATGAACTTAAATATTTTAACCGATTATTTACCTACAACAATAGAAGTTCAAGGAGTGCGATATCCAATTAACTGGGATTTTCGCACTTCTATTCTATTTGAACAGTTAATGATGGATGACAATGTTGATGAAGAAAAAAAACCATGGGAGGCTCTTAATCTCTATTTTGGATATGAAATTGAAACAATTAAATGTATTAATACAAGTAACATGAATGAATTTACAAAACAAATGCTACTTTTTTATAGATGTGGTAAAGAAATAGAAACTTCTCAAGATAACGGAGAAAACAACTCAGAAACTCAAAAAATATATGATTATGAATACGATAGTTCATATATTTATGCTGCATTTTTACAAATTTACAGAATAGACCTTCAAGATATTGAAGATTTACATTGGTGGAAGTTTAAAGCTTTATTTAATTCTTTAACAGATGATTGTAAATTCATGAAAATACTAGGATATAGAAATGTTGATTTATCTAAAATCAAAGATAAAGAAAGAAAAAATTTCTACAAACAGATGAAAAAAATATATGCTTTACCAGGTTCGATTAAAGAAAAAGAAAAACAAGCTTTAATAAACGAAATGTTGATGAGAGGTGAAGATCCTAGAGAATTATTAAGACAATAATTTATTTTCGTACTATAATATATATAGGGGGGATGAATTATGAAAAAGGAATCTCAAATCGATTTAAAAGTTGTTTTTATTATTGCAATAATTATTTTTAGTTTAAGCATATTAGTTGTTGTAGCTAAAACATTAGCAAATACAGAAAATGAGAAAGATATACAAAATACTGAACAAATTTATATTTTAAACGATACTGAAACTAAAGAAGTTTTTTCTAAGTATCATAAACTTTACAAAGAAAGTATTGATTTAATAGATGAAGGTATTAGCGGGAAAATATCCAAGAAAATTTATAATGAAACAAAAAATTCAGCTGATGATATAAGAAATCTTAATTTGAAAGAAGAATATAAATCAGATCAAAACAATTTAGCATTAACTTTTGAATATTTAAATAAGTCAATGCAAGCTTATAATGATTATATTTATTTTCAAGTCAATAGAAGAGATAAATTTGATACGAGTTATAAGCATTGTTTAGATGATTATAATGATTATCTAAATAAATCACAAGCATATTACAGTTTAATAGATTAATTTCAAGAACACTTCGGTGTTCTTTTTTTATGCCTAAAAAAGGAGGTGAGAGCAAATGGCGGCAGATGGAAAAGTTGTTATAGAAGTTTTACTAGAATGTGATAAAGTAGAAGGCCAATTAAATGAACTTAAAAATGCTTTTGCGGATTTAGGTAGTGTTGGAAATGTATTTGGCGAAATGAGTTCTCTTGTAAATACATTTTCAAGTACTTTTAGGGCCTTAGAAAAGGTGGTAGGTCCAGTAGCGGCTGGTGTTGTCGCATCTATAACTACAATAGTAACTGCTTTTACAAAGTTATATGATGCAAGTAAGAAAAACTTCTTTGAAAATTTACAAAATATATCAGAAAAACTCCAGCCAATTGTAAGCATTGTTCAAAATGCTACAAGTACAATTTTAAATTGTTTTAGTCAAGTCACTGATTTTTCATTTGATTTTAGTTCGTTAATGGCAGATGCAATTGAATTTGAAAGTTCTATGGCACGAGTGTCAGCTATAATGGGTGTTGTTGGTGACGATATAGGTGTTTTAACTGAAACTACAAGACAATACGGAGCAACCAGTAGGTACACCAGTGTACAGGTAAGTGAAGCTTTTAGCTATATGGGTATGGCCGGATTTTCATTACAAGAGTCACTCGCGTCAATCCAAGATGTTTTAAATTTAACTACGATTGGAGCCACAGATCTCAGGCACAGCTAGTGATATTGTCACTGATGGGTTAACTGCACTATCGATGTCAGCATCTCAAGCCTCTAATTTTGTTGATTATATGGCTGCAGCTATTACTAGAAGTAATACTACTGTGGAATTAATGGGTGAAACAATGAAATACGCAGGTAGTGTTGCTGGTACTTTAGGCGTATCCATGGATGATTTATCAGTAGCTATAGGCCTTATGGCCAATAGTTCAGTGAAGGGAAGTCGTGCAGGGACTGCATTAAGAACATTGTTATCAAATTTAAGTGCTCCTACCGATTCAGTGGCAACTGCTATGCAAAAATATGGTATATCTCTTATTACTGCAAAAGATGGTTCTGTAGACTTGGATAAAACTTTAAGAAATTTAAGAACAAGTTTGAAAGGATTACCTTTAGTAGAACAAGCGGCCGCTTGTAAAAATCTTGCTGGTAAAACTGGTATGACAGGTCTTTTGGCTATTGTTAATGCAACTGATGAGGCTTATGATAGTTTAACTGCTAGCGTTCAAAACTCTACTCAAACAGTTTCATACTGGAATCAAAATTTAGGTGAAATGGGTATTACAGGTAAAGAGTGTAGCGATAGAATAGAAACATTGAAAGAGGTACTTGGTGAAACGGAATATCTAGGTGCAGCTTTTAATATGACAACTCAAGACATGGCACTTGCATTACAAGTTTTAGGCTCTAATGCAAAAGTAACATCTGATAATGTAGAGGATTTATTTAGTGTTTTAGATGCCATGAGAAATCCTACAAAATTTCAACAACAACAATTTAAAAAATTAGGACTAACTTATAGAGAAATTAATGATGATGCTTTTGACTATAGCGCTACCTGTGACATGATAAATGAGAATACTGTAGGTATAGTAGATAATGCTAAAAAATTAAATGGAGTTTTAAGCAAACAAGAAATAATTGATAAATTAAGCCCTAATATGTCTTTAAAAGAGGCAAATGCGGTACTAAAAGAATACGGATTAAATGCCAAAAGTGCATCAACTGGACAAATAGATTTAATAGCCAATTTAACTCAATTAAGAAATAAATTTAAAGGAATGGATGAATCTACTAGAGAAGCAACGTTGAGTAATTTAGGTTTATCTGATTCTTTAGATGAAATAAATGAAATCTGTAATTTATCTGATGAACAATTTAAAATGTATTGTGACAATTTAAAATTAGTTACAGGTTTATCAGAAAAAATGGCTGAAGCAATGGATGAAACTACTAAAAATAAATTATTAGTATTATCATCTGCTTTACAAGATGTTGCTATTGAAGGGTTTGAAGCATTAAAGCCAGCTATTCAAGGTGCATCTGAAAAATTAGCTAACTTTTTTAGTATTTGGAGAAGTGGAAATTCAAGTGGCGAAACCGAAAAGGGTCAAGCTTTATATACATTTGATAATTTAAAGAAGGCATTAGATAATTTACTAAATGATATAAAAAATGCAGATATTACAGGAGCAATACAAACAGCAATTTCTAAAGTAAATACATTTATAACACAAGGTGGATTAAGTAGAGTATTAGACATAGGCAAAGAAATTATACATCAAATTTGCCAAGGTATTATAAATAGTAGAGGCGATATAAGAGAAGGTATTTCAAGCGCAATCAAACAAATCTCTGAATTTGTTAGAGATGTAGCCCCAGAAATAGAAGAGGCCGGAAGAGTTATTTTAGATGCTATTAGAGATGGTATAAAAAATAATTCACAAGATATTCATGATGCTTTAGATGGAGTAGCATCTGTTATGAATTCTTGGATACAAGGTAGTGAAGAAATAAAATCATTGACTGGTAATTTTGCAGATATATTTATTGATAGTTTAATTGAAAATCTTAAATCTAGGACAGTCGGAAGGGCAAGTGAATTATGGAATGCAGCTACAAGTTGGTTAACACATTCCAAACCAGATTTCTCTAAAGGTTTGACTGGATTTTTTACAAAAATATCTGATTGGTTTACTGGTGAATCTTATGCTGCTGAAACAACTGGAAATGAAAAAGAACTTAGTACAAACAAGAAAAACAGTAAAAATAGCAATAAAATAAACAGTAAACTTTCTAGTATGGATGTTAGTGAAATAAAAGCTTTACAAACTCAATTAACAGCATTACAAACAACTGCTCAAAATGTTTCTAATTCTATTTCACAAAGTTTTACAAATATGCAAAATACTATGAGAACTAGTTTAGTTGGATGCGCCAATATAGCTAGAAATCAGTTTGTAAGTATAACTAATGTTGCAAGAAATCAATGTTTAAATGTGTCTAATATAGTTAGAAATCAATTTGTATCAGTTAGCAATATTATTAAAAATCAAGTAACAAATGCTAGAAATGCTTTAACAACACAAATGATTTCAATTAAAAATGTAACTAATACACAAATTACAGCAGCAAGAAATGCCGTTACAACTCAAATGATTTCTATGAAAAAGGTTATAACAACTCAAAGTAGGGAAGCAAGGAACAACTTTACTAGTCAAATGATTTCTATGAAGAATGTGGCTAGGACTCAATCTACTCAAATAGGCCAAGCAGTTGCTAGTGGTATGGCTACTGGTATTAGAAATGGTACTGCTAGAGCAGTAAGTGCTGCTAGAAGTCTTGTAAATCAAGTCAATGCTGAAATGAAAAAGACTGCTAAGATAAATTCTCCTTCAAAGATAACTACTAAATACGGTGAATATTTAGATGAAGGTTTAATTGAAGGTATGAAAAACAAATCTAAAGAATTATATTCAGTTGCTAGAAGTATAACAACAGAAATGAATGAAAATATGAAAGCAGCCGTTCATGGCGAAATTGCTTTATTTAATTTAAATGCTAGTAATAACAACGAAAGTAAAATTATTAATACAACTAATAATAATTTTAGATTAAGCGATGAAGATATTCAAAAATTAGCAGATGCTAATGCACAAAGACCAGTTTCAGTTGAAACGAAAGTAGGAGAAAGTACACTTGCTAAAACTATAGCTAAACCAATTGAAAATTTTAATAAAACTGATACTAAAAGATTAAATAGATTGAAGGGGGTAACAATATAATGTTCAAATTTAATGGCATAGATTTAGAGCTATATGTAAAAGTTATAGAAATTAGTAAGCCAATGATGTCAAGAACCAATTATTTTAAAGAAAATCCTTCAAGAAATGGAACAAGTTATCAGGGATACAAATATAATGACAAAGACATAGAGGTTAAATTTGACATAAAAGGTAATACGGATGCAGAAGTTCAAAATTTAGCTGATAGTCTTTGCTCTATTTTTGATGTTGACGAGCCAAAAGAATTAGTAGTTGATGATAATAAAAGAATTTACTTAGCAATTCCAAACGGAGATATAGATCAAGATAAAATTGCTAAGGGAATTAGGAGAATAAAAATGTCTTTTAGTTGTCCTATACCTTTTTCACACAACCCAACTGCAAAACTTTATAGTGGTGAAAAAACAATTGAAATTAAAAATGAAGGAAATGTAAGTACTCCTGGAATTGTAAATGTGGCTTTTGGAGGAGATGCTACCTATTGTCAAATTGACGGTGAAGATGGAAAAGCAGTTTTAATTGGTGAATATCCATCATTGATGAACACAAAAGTAGAAACATCTTCTGTTGTTGTTGATGAAAATTGTGAAACCACTTCAAGATTTGTATCTGTAAACGGAGAAGTTGATGCAAATAGAAGTATCACAGGTACTATACAACCAAATGCAAGTGGTAGTAGCTGGTGCATTAAAGCATCTGATTATGGCACTGGTGAAAAGTGGCATGGTCCCGCATTACGTTACAATTTACCTTCTAATTTAGCTGATTTTGATTGTAAAATGGAATTATATCATGATTCATCAGGAAAACTCGAATACAATGAAACTTATTCTACTGAAGAATCATCTCGTTATAAAGTTACGGTATCTTTACTTAATATGAGAGCAAGCAGAACTACCAGTTCTGCTATTCTTACTCAGATGAAAAGAGGTACATATTTAAACATCATACAAGTTGTGGATGGATGGCTAAACACAACATATAATGGCAAAACTGGTTGGGTAAAAATATCTGCTGGACTTACTAAGGTAACTACTGTAAGTACAACTTATTATACAACTGATGAATTAAATTTAAGAGCAGGTCGTGGTACAAATTATAGAATTTTAACTGTTATTCCTAAAAATAAACCTTTAATCGTTTACACAAATACAAAATCTGGCAATTGGGTACAAGTAAAATATAACGGAATAACAGGATATGTTCATACTAAATACATAATCGAAGGGAATAAAGTACAAATAGATACTGATGAAGAGTTTGAAACTGCAGAAGATAAATTAGGAATAATCGAGATTTATGGTTATGATCAAGCTGGTAATAAACTTTTTAAAGCAATGCTGTGTGATGAAAATGAATATTATGAATCAACATATCCACTAATTCAAGTAGGAAATGTATATTTTTTACAAGATTTTTCTTTTAGCGTTCCAAAACCAAAACAAAGTACTACTTCATCTGGTAGCGATGATAATCTAACTGTAACTATAAAAAATCTAAAAAGTGGTAAATACGGAAATTGGAATGAATTTAGAGGTTATTTTAGAATAGTTCGAGATAAAAATGAATGGTATGCAGAAATTGTAAAATACAATTCTCAAGGCAATGTAGAAAGAAGTTTACAAAGCAAAAAAATTAAGAGTGAGAATTATCCTACAGGATCTTTAAATCACATTGTCATTTATTTTGCAAAATATGCAGATAAAGAAGTTGTTGATACAATGACCTTTAATCGATTACTTATAAAAAAATTAAGTGAAACAACACAAGAAGATACAGACATTATAAGATTTAAACAAGGAGATGAACTTCAAGTAGATTTTGCAAATAATGAAGTATTAATAAATAATATCAAAAATATGGAATATGTTAATGTTGGAAGTAGTTTTTTTGAAATCCCTCCTGGCTCATTTACAATGAAAATCTCTTCTGATGCTAGTATTACAAGTTCTATTATTTTTAATGAAAGGTGGTTGGATTAGTGGAAAAACTGGTAACAGAAATTTATATTTTAGACAGAAAAAAGAAAATAATAGATGTTTTATCTAATAATGGGACTAATCCTTCTAGTCCTTTTTTTGATGATCTTTTTACAATGTATTTAGATACAGGAGCCGATACCTTTGAATTTTCTACTATTTTTAATGAAAGAACTAGCAATATAGAAAATGGGTATTTTGTTCTTTTTAATTTTAAAAATAATTTTAAATTATTTCAAATAATGAATTCAAAAAACGAACATATTAATGGAATACTTATAAAATCTTGCTATTGTGAAACTATTGGTCTTGAACTTATAAATAAAGTAGTAAGAAAATCTACAATAGACGGAGATGTATCAACTTTTTTTTCACTAGTCTTACAAGATTCAAGTTTTGAATTAGGCTATGTAGATTCTACCATTACTGATTTTAAAAGTGTAATCATAGAAAAGCCTACACCTATATATACTGTAATTCAAAACAATCTTGCAACTTATAATATTGAAATTGAGTTTACTGTAGAAATAAAAAATAATAAAATAAGCAAACAATATGTAAATATATATAGAAAAAGAGGGAAAAATACACATGCTCGATTTGAATATTCTACTAATGTGGATAATATAAAAAAGACTGAAGATTTAACTGATTTCTGTTCAGCATTAATAGGAGTTGGAGCAAATGGTATAGATTTTAAAGATGTGGAATGGATAAAAAGCAATGGTAATCCAACTGATAAGCCTTTAAATCAAGATTTTGTTGTAGATGAAACTGCACATCAGTACTTTCACAATGATGATGGAAGCTATATTACAGGAACATATGAAAGCAATGCAAATAATTCTGCGGATTTACTAGACGAAACATGGAAAGAACTACAAACCAGAAAGCAACCTAAAATAGATTATGAAACTAGTATTGTTTTATTTAATGAAGATATTGATATTGGAGATACAGTTTATGCTATAGACCATGAATATACACCTAATTTATATTTAGAGGCTAGAGTTAGTAAGCTAGAAATTAGTTTTACTGATTGGCACAATAAAAGCAAATGTACTCTATCTAATTATAAAGAGGTAAAAAGTAAAATATTGAATTTATCTAATACTGACGATATTTTTGGAGAAATTTTAGAATTTTTAGGTGGAATAGGTGTAGGAAAATTAACCGATAAAGATATTGCTAAAATTCAAGAATATCTTAATCAAATGGGTTTAGAAAAAAAAGAAATTGATGAATTATTTGAAAAAATATATGATATTATTGACCCTCCACCAAAACCGCCAACTGGAGATGAGGACAAATATGAGCCTATTTATTTAACTACTTACAAAAATGGTGTTTGGGTTGGTGATGATAGATTTTATGATATAAAACATTCCAACACTGTATCTAATGTAGATTCAGAAAATGATCAATACACTCAAGCTTTATCACTGTATCAACAATATAATATTGGTAAAAAGCAAAATAGCTCATATCTTGAAAATGTAATGGCTAGTAGCAATCAATATAAATTATATGTTATGGTTAACTATTATAGTAATAAATTTGGTTTAGATCCTCAATTGATATATGCTGTTATTATGGGAGAATCTAGCGGCAATCCATCTGTACATGGACAAAGCGCTGGAAGTGGTTATGGATTATTTGGAATAGAACGTTCAGTTTTTTTTCAAGGATTTAAAGGTACAAAAGCAACAACTATAAAATATTTAGATGGAACAAGTGAAAGTTTTTATCCAAGTACATCTAATATGACTCCAGGTAAAGGCGGAACAACTATAATTAGTGGAGTAACAGTAGATAAAAACATATCCAATCAAATTAAATTAGGTTGCCATTTACTTAGACAAGCTATTGACACTTGTCATGGTAATATTTTTGCTGCACTTGTTTCATATAATATGGGTATAGGTTCACTTTATTGGATTATAAGCAAATATGTTTGTAATACTTACAACTATACATTTGTAGATACTTATAGTTTAAGTAAACAATCTAATCAAGTACAAACTAAAGTTTATGAAGAATTAGATAGTTTAAAATTTAATTTTGCTGCTTATAGGCAAGTTTTTAAAGATACTAAAGGATTAGGTACACCAACAAATGTTGAAGGTTACTTGCAATGGTATAAAATTGTAAATGGTCAATTACCTTATTATAAAGATAAAAATGGCGACAAATTAGGTTATGGAGTGGGAAAATCTACACCTAAAGCCCAAGCTCAATTAAGCTCAACAGACACTAGAAATAAAATAGTGGAAACAGCAAAAACAATTGTATCACAACATGTAGATTTAAAAATTGCAACTTATGACCAATCATATAGAACTTGGAATTTTAAAAAACCTAATAAACGTAGTGGTACATTTTGGGGAATAAAAAATCCAATTTGTTATGATTGTTCTTCATTTGTTAGTTGTTGCTATGGAGAAGCTGGAGTGTCTAGTTTGTTTCATAGCGATACTTTATGTGCTGCAGGGACACTCGTAAAATATGCAACGGCAAAAGAAGGATATAAAATGTGGAAAGTTACAAATGCGAGTTTATCAGAGGCAAAGCCTGGTGATGTCGTTATGGATGCTGATTTTGTAGTTACTTCTAGTAATTGCAATAAAACTACAATGACGAAATATAAAGCAACACATCATACTATGATTTATATTGGAGATGGAAAAGTAGCACATTCTTCACAATGGGCATATTGGCCAAATGCAATAAAGATATCTAATATTAGTTATTATATCAATAAAGGTACAGCATTTTTCTTAAGACCTTATGATTTAGCAGAAATTGATAATATAACAAATACGGAAACACCTCCAGTTGAAGAAACAGATTTTAACGAAGTATATATAAAAGCGCTTAGATTAGCAAATGCATATGATTTTTATAATAATAATAATCTTCTTACTCAAGTAAAAGGTTTTTACAGTGATGATAATAAAGTTTATCCTGATGTTACGCCATATATACTTATACATTTTGGCATAAATGATTTAACACAAAAAGGCATAGATGGTATAAAAACATTAGCTATTATTATGAAAAATAAATATAGAAATACTCCTGTATTTATTTTAAAAGAGTTACATGTTGGAACTGTTTATGCAAACTATGAAACAGTAAATACAAGTATAGATGAATTCAATGCTCAATTAAAAACATTTTGTAATGAAGAAGACAATATATTCTTTTTAGACATTTCTAGCGATGTTGAAACTTACACAGGTGTTTTAAATTCAGAATATACAACTGATGGATATAGATTTAAAGATGATACTAGTAAGATGGTGTTTTATAATGCAATAGTAAGCAAGCTACTATCAACACCTATAGGTTATAAAGAAAAGAGTAATACAGGAAGTTCTAGTGAAGAAAATCCTGACACTTCTATAGATGCCACAACTGTGTCAATAGTTATGCAAGCAAATAAAAAATATACCTATGGCATTGTAAAAGAACTTACATTTTTATTACCAACAGTAGTTGCCGATTCATTTTATAGTAGAATTATTTTCAAAACACCTAAAGATTCTGAACCTATAAAATATTCTCAGTCTAAAATAGTTTACTTACAAGGAACTGATTGTATAAATGGACAATTAATTCCTAAAGCAGATACTACTTATAATATAATTGTAATGCCAAATGCAAATAAAGAATTAACATCGGAAAAATATTATGGATCTGTTACTGGAATAAGCAATGGTGGAAGCTATAAAGAATTTACTACATTTGTTGGCGGAGCTAAAGTATCTGAAATAGCTCAAACATATTTAAATCAAACTGGTTTAAGATATGGAGAATTCTCTTTTACAATCAATTTAGAACCAACAAACTTTCCAAATAATATGAGTGGAAATTTAAATAAATGGTATGATTCCAGTGTAAATAAAGCCAATATAGACGGTAGTTCTTTAGTTATGCTTGCTTATTTAGGAATAACTTATAAAAACAGTGCTTATAATAATCATTCTCTAAAAAAATTAGTTAAAAATACTAATTATAGTTGGACCTTTAAGTTCCCACGTATAGCATCAGAACAAGCTAGATATTGTATTCAAAAAGGTTGGGTTCTAAATGAGGCTGATTTAACTAATTTTACGAATTTAAAAGCAGGAGATTTATTATTTTATGATAGTGATACTTTTGATAATGAAAGATTTATGAATATATCACATGTTGCAATTTGTGTAGGTGAAGTAGACGGAGTTATGTCTTTAATAGAAGCAACTATCTGTGAAAATGGAGTAAGAGTTAAATCTGTTGAATCTACTACTTCAGACAAATTATTATTTGTAGCTAGACCAAGAATATTATCTTAAGGAGAGTGGTTATTATGAACAAAGAAACGGTAACTAGAGAGTATAATAACTACTCTGATAGTTATAATGCTTTATTTAATATACTTACTAATGTGATAGCAAACAAAGAAATAAAACAGGATGATGTATATGATTTAGAAGAGACACATGCATCTTATGTTAATAATGCTGAAATTATAAGGACAGCATTAAATCAAGAAGATGAAAATATTGCGACAGATAAGCTTGAAAAAAGTAAAGTTATTACAAAAGAAACTATTTTAGATCTTCTAACAGAAGGTGGTACAAGAAATATATTCTATCAAGGCAATGATGGAGAAATATTAATTGATGGTCAAGGTGTACCAGCTCTTGTTTTATTAGCAAAGAAATTGAATTTAATAGCAACAGATGGAGAAGATGAGTCAAGTATTACATTGACACCTACATTTATACAATTGTTAGCAGCTAGTGATATACTTCTAGGAGCAAATAATATAAAACTTGAAGGTTATACCACTATTAATGGTGGCTTTAAAATTGATGAAAATGGCAATATGGAAGCTAATGATGGAAAATTTAAAGGTAATATAGAAGCTACAAGTGGGAAAATATCTTCAGACTTAGAAGTAGATGGTCTTAATGTATCAGGAACATTAACAGCAGATGCATTAAATGTTAGACAACTTAATTATTTTAATGACGGAATTACATCTGATATTAGTCTTACAGTTGATACATCTATAACAGATACTCCAAATATATTTGAAAATAACGGCAAATTTAATTCCTTACAAAGAGCAATTGAATCTATTCCAAAAAATCTTAATGGATATACAGTAAGTATAGCAGTTAATTCAATATTGTATGAAAATATAACTATTAAAGGATTTAATGGTGGAACTTTATACGTTCTGTTTAATAAAAATAATTACGGCAATATACTGGGCCATAATTGTGGAGCAGAAATATTATTACAAGGAACCGGAACAACTACACAAGTTTTAGTCAGCAATTATAAAACTACAGGAAATGTAAACATGCGTACTGGTGGAGATACTTCTTATAATATCGTTCAAACAGTCCCTTCTGGAGCAGTATTATTATTAACTAACTTCAACAGCAACGGATGGGGATACACTACATATAACGGAAAAAGTGGATGGATGAGTACAAATACAAGTTATATGGTGAAAGAAGAAGTATATCAAACAAGTGGAACATCTACAGCTATACAACCAAGCGAATTACTAGCCCAAGACGGTAAAAACTATGCTGTGGTATTTCGCAATTGTCCTTATGCAGCTTTATTTGATTTAGAGGTGTATGGCAAAACTGGCAATGCGTCAAATTATGCAGTAGGTGGAATAAGAGGCTCTTATGTAGATTTGGAAGGTGTAAAAATATGTGGTAGCGAAAATGGAGTTGTTGCAGAACGCGGTGGCCGTGTGTTTGAATCTAACACTACAGGTAAAGTTAATGGAATTGCTCAAAATGCTAATTGTAGTGGCTCTATTTATATACAAGATGGTACAACCATAAATGGTACAATATCTAAAGATAGTTCTTCTCAAGTTATATATTCTGAATCTGGGGCAATAAAGGATACAACAAGTAATGTTGGAACAAATAACAATACTACAACTGCCACATCTACCGTTACTATAACAAGTACAGGTGCAGATACTTATAGAAGTACAATGTATAATAATTACAAACAAGACAATACTTCACGCCAGGGCAACTATGGTTGGGGTGATTGTAACGGTTTGTGGCTATTTGGTTCTAAGTTCACACAGCTTAAAGGTAAAACTATTACTAAATTAACTGTAAAGGTTAATCGTATACAAGGCGGTATATATGGTAATGTAACTGCTACATTAAAAATGCATGCTCATGAAACAAAACCATCAGCTATGCCTACATATACAAGTGGTTGGAGTGCATCTATAACTACTCCAATAAATACAAGTAAGACAATAGAAATTACAGATGCAACAGTATTAAATGCTATTAGTGCTGGAACATGTAAAGGATTCGGTGTTCAAGGAGCATATGATTCTAATCATTATGCAGTATTTGATGGTAATTGTACAATAACAGCAACTATACAAGGATAAGGAGAGCTAAAATGAAAGAAATTTTGAGAGATTATACAATTGACTTTGATCTAATAACAGGAAAGATATCTTCAGACTATCTTTCTTTTTTTATTACAGATAAAAATGTATCAACTTTATTCGTAAAATTAAAAGCAATTAATAACGATAATATTGTTGCTTATCTAAAAAATTCAGAAGTTACTAATCACAGTTTAAATTTAAAAGTTAAAAAACCTAAAACTGGAGAAACAGTTAATAAAACAGGTAAAAAAATTCAAGGTGAAGATGATGAAATTGCTATATTTAGATTTGATTTAGAAACTAAATTTACAAATCAAGCTGGAGAATGTTATTGTGAATTATTTGATACTTTTATAGAAAATAATTTAGAAAAGTTAGTAACTAGTAAATCTTTCCCTTATACAGTTTCAGAAAGTGTTACTGCAGATGCTACGCCTGAAAATCCTAATCCTGGAACAGGTGGAACAACAAGTATTACATATGATGAGACAAACGAATTATTAGTGTTTAATTCGGTTACTACTGAAAATGAGTTAACAACAATCTAGGAGGTGGTTTAAATGGCAGATAATGAAAAATATGCATGTGGATATAAAAACTCACAAACAGGTGAAATTGTATACTATAAGGATAAAGATGCACGTTCGCAACTTAAAGATATTGCGAACCAAATAGTAAATGATACTGAAAATAGTAAAATTATACCTTTTAATTATATTAATTCAAGTGGTTCATCAAGTGATTTGTTTGATGCTTCAAAAGCATTTAACGGAAATTTGGCAATACATAATACAGAGGGTAATGGTTGGATAAATAAAACATCTGATAGATGGATAAAATTTACATTACCCATAGGAGTTATAATTGGTGATAGCATAGCAGAAGGACATAAAAGCACACATGGGAGATTACATTTATCAGATGGTAGTTATAATTTAGATAAATTAAATGAAAGTGGGCAAATGAGTTTTCATTTAGAATTGTTGACTGGTTTAAAATTTGTAAATCATGGTATTGGGGGACAAAGAACAGATGAGATATTGGCTAGATTTGATAGAGATGTATTGGCAAAGACAACAACTTTAGTCCCATCTAAAACTCTTGATTATAAACCAAGTTTAATAGTTGTATCTGCTGGAGTTAATGATGTTCTTCAAAATAAATCTTATGACAGTATTATAAGTAACTTAAAATCAATGATGGATATTTGTAAAGAAAATAAAATTTATGCCATATTTAATACAATTGGTTATTTTAATTCAGTCACTCCTACACAAGAACAAATAGAAAAAATAGATAAAATTAATAATTGGTTAAAACTACAATGTAATAAATCAAAGTATATAAAATGCTATGATTACAATAATTTTATAAAAAGTGAAGTTCATGGTTTTCCAAATGAATCGCTTTTGCAAGATAAAATACATCCTACAAAAGAAACATATAGGAAAATGGCTGAACAAATATATTATACTTATTTAAGAAATAATAATGTAAACATTATACCTCAATACATTACAATTTCCACACAGGTTAGTCCAGAAGGACTATTTGCTGGATTAAGTAGACCTTTACAAATTATAGTTACTTATAATGATGATAAATATTCTTATGTTTATGTATTAGATAATAAACCAATTGTTAATATTCCTATCCCAAATGATGTTTCAAGACCTATAAATAACATAAAATTAACAATTTCAACTGGACAAAGTCCAAAAGAAGTCAGTTTAACAACAACTTCTTCTAGTAATTTCTATATATCTGAAATCTATGGTACAAGTGGTTTAGCACAAGAAAATATAATTGCAAAAGGTCTTGGATATTTAGTAGAAACTGTTCCAGATGGATTATCAAGTGGAAGATTAATGATTTCTAATTCAGAATATTCCAAAGAGGATAATTTAAGATTATACGGTGTTACAACAGGAGAGACAACAAGCAATAAATTGTTAGTCATGAGTGGGACTTGTATAATAGAGTCATCAGAAGAATTGTCTCCAAATGATTTTATTACAACCACTACAAGAGGTAAATGTAAAAAAAGTACAAATTTTGGAACAGAAAATTTAATAGCTAGAGTTGTTAAAAACGCTGGAAGTGGTAATCCATTGGAATATATATGTGAAATTTTAAGATAACAACTTAGTTCGCAATTTAAAAAGATTGCGAACCTATTTTACCAAGTAAATACCAAGTAAGATCATAAGAGTAGCTAAATCAATAGCTACTCTTTTTTATTAAAAAATTATAAAAAGTGTAATCTTTTCCATACTTTTGCATAGAATTAAGTAAAAGGAGGTTTAGATTATGAAAAATAATAAAACCGTAATCCAATTGAGTTTTAAAAATAACATGGATGATAAACTTTTATTATCGTGGCTAGAAGATAAATTTGCAGAATACGGTAATAAAAGTAATTATATAAAATACATTCTTAGAAAAGAAATGCTAAAAGAATCAAATGAGTTTGCTCAAAAAGTCAAATAGAAAAGCAAGTCCGAACCAAAATAATGCTTCACTCATTTTTATCACCTCGGTCAATTCATATTTTAATTATTATTTTAAACAGGAAGGAGATTTTTATACATGAAATCTTATAGTTTTAAGGAATATAAGTTAATATCAGAAAATGATTGCACTTTAATTGAAAAATTTCTTAATAACTTAAAGATGAATAAAAAAGAATACAAAAGAATTATTGTTTTAATAGCTATTTTTATGAATAAGAATTTAATTTCTTATTGTATAACTACAGAAACTGAAATATCAAACGTAGCTACTCAAATCCTTAGTTTATTAATGGTCTTTGCTAAATATGGTTGTATGTGTATGGGAATAAAAAGCATTATAGAAAATGCTTTACAAGGGGCAGATTTTAAGCAAGCAACAACATCTGGAATACAATATTTCCTAATTTATATATTATTAAGTTTTTATCCGAAACTTTTTTCAATGATTAGATTTTAGGAGGTATTGATATGGAAGAAAAATTAAATCAAGTTATAAATATTTTAGATAATTTCTTACATCCGATAGAATTTATTAAAGAAACTGGATATGAGCTTTTAGTTGCTATACAAAATCTATCTTTTGATATATGCCTTATAGCAGGTTTTATAGCACTTTTATTATATGTATTTGGGTATAAGAAAGGTAAGAGATGGGCATTTATGATACCTTGTATATATATTATCCTTAACATAGTTATAGGAGCAATTACTCATGCTTAAAAGTATTCCTATAGCAAAATATTTTGAGATACAAAATCAAGAATATGTATATCTTAAATTAATACCAAGTAAATCAATTAGGAATAATAGGACTTATTCTATATTGGAACTTGTAAATAAAATGTATATCAATCTTAATAAGCTCATAAAGATAGAAGATAATAAATTAATTATAAGAACGCAATTAAAAGCTAGTTATTATATTCACATAACAAAAGAAAAAATTAATTTTTACTTTATAGTTCCTAAATTATTTTATTCTAAATTTAGAGTAAAGTTTAAAGAAATTTGGAAATCAGTAGAAATAAAAGAAATTAATTCGATACCGATTATAACTGGATCACGATATCAATTAATCTATAAAAATAAAGATTTTCTATCTACTTCTACAGATATGAGGAATAACGATTTGTTATCAGCAAATATGTCTGCTATAGAACTATTACAAGATGGAGAAGAAGCAGGAATATTATATAATTTTATACCTACTTCAGAAAAACAATGTAATTACTTTAAATCTACTTGCCAGAAGTTTATTAAGGAATATAAGAATACAAATATAAAATATGCATCAAATGCCGTAGCTAATGTAGTTATTAAAATATTGTCCTATAGCATAGATTTTATTAATTCTACTTTAAATTTCTTATTTGATGTAAAACAAGTGGATAAACAAGTTAATTTCAACAAACTAAGTAATAATACAAATAAGAAGGCTACTTCTGATATATGTAAAACGCAAATTATACTATCTGGTAAGGCTAAAACAATCAATAGAGAAAAATCTATTATAGATACGATATCAAATTCATATTCAGTTATATCAGATGATAATGAATTTATATGTAAGAAAATAAAAAGAAATATAAGGACCTTAAATACATCTGTGTATGAGTGTAGTAATTTTATAGCACTTCCAGGAGCTGATATAATACAACAGTTTCCACAAATTAACCATAATAGAGTATATAATAAAGATTTTCCTAAATGTCTAGCTACAGGAGATATATTAATTGGAAATTCTATAAAAAATACGCCTGTATATTATTCTACGGACAAAGAAATAAGTAGACTTGGAAGAGTTCTTATGGGAGGTATGGGATGTGGCAAAACTTATTATATGCAAAATCTAGCTAAATCTATAATAGCAAAAGGAGATGGCCTTGTGGTATTAGATATAATAAGAGATTGCAGTCTAGCAGAATCTATTAAACAAATAACTCCGAAAGATAAATTAATAGAAATAGATTGTAGTAACTCTGAACAATTACAAGGATTCTGTTATAATGAATTGATGTGTAATAGTAGTGATAAGTATAGAAAATTAGCTAAATGTATGGAAAAAGGTACACAATTACACATTTTACTTAATACTATTAATGCTGATACAAAATTAACTCCTAGAATGTTACGTTACTTTTATGCAGCTTGTACCGTAGTATTTTATAAGAATTTTAATGCTAGTTTCAAAGAAATTATAGAGATACTTTTATATCCTGATGTGCGTAAAAATCTTTTAAAAAAACTTTCAGAAAATGAAAAATCTTTACTTGCAGATGAAATTAAAGATTTATACGATTTAGATAAAGTCAATAAAAATGGAAATATAGAGAACTATGATAGCAAGATAGACGGAATAATAGATAGAATAAGCGTATTAAAAACTAATTTATATACAAAACTAGCTTATAATACACCAGGAAATAATAATATAGACTTTGTAAAAGCATTAGACCAAAATAAAGTTATAATTATAAAGGCTAAAGAAGAAGATTTCACAAATAGAAATATGAGAGATTTAATAGCAACATTTTATCTTTCTAAAGTATGGTTAGCAAAACAAATAAGATCTAATACACGCACAGAATTATTTATAGACGAAATTAATTTATTTCCTACAGCACAAATTATCCTGCAAGATATTCTCACAGAATGTAGAAAATATTCTTTAATTCCTACTATAAGCTTACACTTTTTAGAACAATGTACAAAAAAGTGTAAAAATGCTATTCTAAGTAGTGGATGTAGTTTTTTATTACTTGCTGGAGCTGATGTAAAATGTTTTATTGAACTTAAGGAATTATTTAATAAGGAAGGATACACAGAAACGGATTTACTAGAACTAAAAAGATATCATGCTCTTTGCCTTATTAGAAATGAAGATAATGTATATTCTGCATTTGTGGTAAGATTACCAAAATAAAAGGAGGTTATCCCTCCTTATTTTTATGTAAATTTATATAAAAATATATAAATTCCTGTGCTAGATAAAAATACACATAGTATACCTAAATTGCTATAAACTTGATATAACCGCTCTACGTTTATTACGGTCGCTATCGCTACTTCATAAACGCTTCGCATATCATAGCATATGCAAAATATATATAAAAATATTACTAATTAACAAAGTTTTAACACTTAAATTATAAATATTAGGAATATGTTCCGATTGCAAATTTGTTATTGGGAATTTACACTATAATTGTAGATAAAATAATTTCTCATTTGAAACCCCAACGAGCAAAGGAATCGGTTTAATAACCTTTTCCGGAAAGGACTTACTTTTAGAGTGGGTCCTTCTTTTGCTTATTGGCTATGAAAGAGGGTGATTCCAATGTGGACTTAATAAAAAAACATTTATATTTTAATCGAATTTTAATTTTAAAAGTTATATGTGTATATAGTATTTAGAGGCACTTACCATTTTTTCTAAGGGGGTTACTAATTTGTAATCCCTTTTATTTTGTAAAAAGGAGTTTGAAAAGATGAAAATAAATATAAAAACTCCAGAAGGAGTTCATGCTGAACAAAGAGAAATCGAAGCTTACATAAAACATATTCATAAAAAATATCCAAATCGAGAAATTGAATATCTAAATATAACAATAGACGATAAAGGGTATGTAGATTTAGAATATAAACTTGTTCCTGTTTCATTTGAAAGAATCAGAAGAATTACAGGTTATTTAAGTGAAGTTCGACAATTTAACGATGGTAAAAAAGGAGAACTTAGAGATAGAGTAAAACATACTTAAGAAAATTGAGAGGTATTAATATGCAAACAGAAATAATTGTTGCTATTATAGCATTTATAGGAACTTTAGCTGGTTCTTATTTTGCAAATAGTAAAACTACTGCAGTAATGCAAGAACAAATCAAAGGTATAAAAGAAGATATAAAAACTTTATCAACTAGAGTAGATAAACATAATAATTTAGTAGAAAGAATGGCAAAAGTAGAAGATTCAACAAAGTCTGCACATCACAGAATAGATCACTTAGAAGAATAGGAGGTTAATTATGATAGATTTAAATGTTATTAATAGTTATTTAGTCATTGGAGTTGTATTAGGTTGTTGTGGAATAGGATATGTTATAAAAACTAGCTTTGACTTTATTCCTAATAAGTATATTCCTTTCATAATGGCTGTATTAGGTGTTGTATTAAACATAGCAATATCTAAGTCATTTGATATGAATGTTTTCTTAGGAGGGCTTTTAAGTGGGCTTTCTAGTGTAGGATTGCACCAAAGTTTCAAGGCTTTAATTGAAAATAAATAGGAGATGATATAATGTCAATAGTAAAACCAACAATAGTTGAAAAATGGCAAAAGAAAAACAAATATGGTAGACCTGGAACTCCATTAAATTACACAAAAGTAGCAATTCACTATACTGGTGAAGCAGATGTACCAGGTTATAAGACTGTATCTTATTTTAATAATGTAGTTGCTAACGGGTACAAAGTTAATGGAAAATATATATATGCTAGTGCTCACTTTATTATAGATCTTGACGGTACTATCTATCAGTTAATACCTACAACTGAAAAATGCTATTGTACTAATAGTGCAAATGATTATGCAATAGGAGTCGAAGTTGCAACAACAGGTTCTGATAATCATTATACAGATGCTACATATAAATCTATGGTATGGTTATGTACTTGGTTATGTGCTAATAAAGGACTTAATCCTAAAAAGGATATAATTAGACATACTGATGTAGTTGGTCGTGCTTATAAATTATGTCCAATTTACATGGTTTTAAACGAAGATAAATATGAACAATTTAGATTGGATTGTTATAACCTAAAAGCAGGCAAAATATCTGTTAATCAAATAGTTAATTGTACGAATGGTAAAGGTAAGGTTACAATAGTACCTACTACAACTACAGGTAATAACAAAACATTATATGTTAAAATACTACAAGATATAAACATGCATAGTAAACCAGACTTTACAAGCAAAAGCGTAATAGGGGTTGTTACAAAAGGTGGAGTTTATACTGTAGTAGAAACTATAAAAAGAACTGGAACAGATATGTATAAATTAAAATCAGGAGTATATATCACTGCCAGCCCAAAATATGTAGAAGTATTTGAAAAATAATTCTATCGGACGCGACCGATAGCGACCGATAATATTAAAAGCTAGGGGATACTCTCCTCTAGCTTTTTTATTTTGGGTATATAACTTTAATTGTGGAAAAGAAAAGAGAGTGAATTAAAATTTATCACTCTCTAATACCTCTAGTAGTTGTGGAATATCTACTCCAAACCCTTCTGTTAATTTTGTACTTCCTACGAAATCATTCCAACTAAATGCCGTAGTAAATGTATATGTTTTGTTACTTGTATTTGCTCTTGTATATTTAGGTTTTCTAGTTGCACTTGTACCGAATAATACCTTTGCTCTAAGCACCTCGAATGAGTAACCTCTACCAGCTTTCTCGATGTTCTTAATCAAGTTGTTTAAACTCTCTGTATAAGCATTTGTGATTCTACATGTAAAGTAATTAAATATCTCATACTGCCAGTTATCAACTGTTTTGATTACATCTTGGTAGTATTTCATATCCTTTGGAACTGCTTTTTTCCAGTTCTCATAAGCCCTTAGAGCATCTTCTCGATTATCATGTTTATAGATATCCCTAAATTGTTCTTTTAACTCATAGGCTAACTTTAACTGTGGAAAGTCCAGAAACATCAGTTGCATATCCCAAATCTGTCTAGCATTTAAATCCTCTTTTTTCCTTAGTAACAAGAATCTATCTTTTAACAACTTAGACCTTCGTTTTTTATCTAATGAGCCTTTAAAAGCCTTTCTCTCGCCCTCTAGTGCATTGTTGACTAATTGTATTACATGGAATCTATCAACTATTACCTGAGCTTTTGGCAACTCCTCATATACTGCCTCTTTGTAGTATCTCCACATATCTATGGTTACTACTTCTATGTTCTCCTTGTTAGGCAATTTGCCTAGAAAAGCCTTTACATCAGCCTTCTTACGGCTCGGTTGAATGTCAAGCACCTTACGTCCAATTATATCTGTATAAACGGCTCTCATGTTCTTATTTAAGTGTGCTTCGTCTATTCCCAATATAGTTTGAGTAAGGAAGGTCATATCCTTTTCTAACCTTTCTATGTAAGCATTAAATATTCTCTTTACTGTAGTAGGAGAAACACTATATTCCTCTGCTATATTAGCAAATGGTTTTTTAAGGGATTCTTTTTCTATTTGCTCTCTTAAACGTATAGTGATTTTATCTCTATCATCGATGCTCTTATAATGCTGACTAAATGTGGTACCACAGTATCTGCATTTATATCTATGTGTATGTATTTCAATCCCTACACGTTTCCCAAAGCTGTTTAAATCCCTTACAAATCGTTTAGATTTGCCATGCTTATAATATTCAACTCCACCACACTCTGGGCAAGCTACAGGCTCTTTAACTGGTTTTACTACTACCGTCATATCATGTTCATCTTGTATTGTGTCTATAACTTCAAATTCTGGTAAATTTAATATATTCATTTATGATATTTCTCCATATTCTACTTGTTTTAAATAATCTTTGTAGTACATCCACTTTAAAAATTCTCCGGTAATTGGGTGTTTTCCGGCTGTTTCACATTTTCCTTTACAACATTTAGATATATTAGAAGGTACATTTATACCTAATTTGTTACAGGCTTCGGTGATAGAATCAAAAATTTGTTTAGTATTTAAACATATAACTTTTATTCCTTTTTTTGTATATTGTGTTGTTTTAGAGGAATAATTATATTTTCTCCCTTCTTTCAATGCAATATATTCATCATAGAACATCCATTCTAAATATTCACCTGTTATTGGGTCTTTACCTGCATGTCTAGTGTGGTAATTAGGTCTGCACACTCTACTAATACTACATCTTGATAACCCTACGTATTTAGCTGCTGCAGCTGTAGAATCAAATATTTTTTTATTAGTTAAGCAGATAACCTTTTTAGAAACTTTATTATTACTTCCCATGTTTTTACCTTTGTTTTTTTCTGAAATCATTTTTCTTACATTTTCTTCTTTACCTTTATTATGATGTTTAAACATATGTGAAACATCACCGCCATAAACTTGGTTATAATACTCTTTTGATTCCACTGCATTTCTCTTTTCAATATAATAACTTTCTAAATCATATACCATATCATCATTATCTGCTATAGCTAATATTTTTTTTGAAAAATTATTCAAACCGTATTTTTCTTTATCTTCTTTTAAAATAGTGCCACTTCCCATATATCTATCTTCTTCTATAGGGCAATGGCAACTTCTTTTTCCTATATATTTTTTCCCATTTACTAAATTTGTTATTTCATAAACGTAATGATTCACAATTATCCCCCCTAAAAAAGTAGCCACTCCCTACCAAAGAGTGGCTTATCAAAGTAACCTTTTCCACTCAAATGCCGATAAGAGTGGTTTAAACAAAAGTTTTAATTATCATTAAATCAAGAAGCTATCACTCTAGCGCAAATAGAATGTAGTTCCTTTTCTCACTTAAACGCCAATAAGAGTGGTTCCAATCATAATAGTTAATACTTCAAGAACTTCCACTTGCCAATAAAATGTAGTTCTATATCACTTAAATGACGATGTGAGTGGTTCAAACAAATAATTTTTTTACTTCAAGAACTATTATTATTATACCACATTTAAAGTTATATTTTCAACAGTTAAAGTTATTTTAAGTAATAAATTTTATATTCACTTGTCAAAGTACGTTTTCTTATTAATCCACAGTTATAGTTTCATACCCCATTTTTTTTAATTTCCTTGCTGGATTAGTTTTTATATATTCATCATCATATAGATATTTAAAAAAATCCTTTATACATGTGATAATTCCATTTACTGTACTCAGTAAACATTCATCTTGTTTGTGTAATATGTACATTTTTAAATCTGTTATTGTTATTTCATCTATCTTTTTCTCTATATAATTATTTAACTCTACAAGTTTATATCTAACATTTTTTAGAGTATTATTTTGTAATCCCTCTAGTCTTTTTGATTTTATATATAAATCTATATATGTATAAAAATCACCTTCTTCTGTATTAATTAAATATATTTCTATATTTCTAGTACATCTGTATAAAGCATCATACAATGCTCTTTCTTGAATTATATTAAATCCAAATTGTTTAGAAATCTCGTTTGTTGCTTTAAGTATAAACCTTTCATTATATGTTGTTTCGTTTGTCGCTATATTCATATATATCCCCTCTTTTACAAAAATAAAACGTTATAATTATATAGTTATTTATACATTCAAACTTTTTTCAATTTTATATGGCCATATTCTAACTTTATATTTGTTTTATATTAAAAGTGTATCACTTTTATTTTAATATCGCAATAGTTATTTGTATTGAAAGTCCATATTAAATACAAATATTTTAATTTAAGTATTGCATTTTAGGTATATATATCATATAATATATAGTATAAAGGTACTAAAGTACCATTTAAATACATTTAGGAGGTAGGGTATGAGCAATTTTAGTATAGCCGGTGTTGATATCGGTAACATTACAAGTATTTTTTCAGGGGATATACCTGGATCTAGTGAATTAATAATTGAAAGTAGAATATCGAAATATTCTGATGTTAAAGAACTAGGAGAAAGTGAAATATTTGAAATTGATGATGAAAAATGGGTTACCAATCAAGGACTATTCAAAAATGAACATTTAAAATTTCAAAAGGATAATTTTCTTCAACTGTTATATTATGGATTGGGGAAAACTTGCGAACACGACAAAATAAAATTAGTTATAGGTATTCCAGCTGGACAGTACAATGAATATAATAATCAACTAAAACAATTCATTATGGAAAATAACTTCAGAAAAATCAAAATCGGAGTTGGCGAAAAACAACAAGTTAGAAATATATATATTGAAGAGGTTTTAGTTAGACCAGAAAGTTATGGCATTAAGTATTTAAAAATAATAAACCAATGTGAAAAAGGAGTTAGGACACTTGCTGCAGATATTGGAGGAGGTTCTACTGATATAACTATCTTTGATGAAAATATGAAATTCATTGATGGAGAAAGTTTAGATATTGGTCTTTTAGATCTTTACAAAAAAATAAGAAAATATATAAGCACAAAATACTGTAAAATTTCTTTAGAAGATGCAAAAAAAGTGTTTGATGGCGATATGAAAATGGTCAATATAACCAATTATAAATTTTTAGATGATTATCTAGATGAATTTATGGAAGAGGTTATTAATGAATTTAAAGGCATTTTTCCTGATGCATCAGCATGTAATATATTTTTAGCTGGTGGTGGACAAAAATATGGATATGATTACTTCACAAAAGAATATCCTCAAACAATACCTGTATCTGATATTCAAGTTAATGCAAAAGCATTTTATATACTAGGAGTTGCAAAATGGCAAACAAAATAAATAGAGAAGTTCGAATTAGATTTTCAGATAAAGAAATTGAACTTTTTAATTATATTACTTCTAAAAGAAGTGCTGCTGGTTTTCTAAAAGATATAGCTGCAGTTGAAATGAAAAGAGAAAATAACTTAATAAACAACACTAATGAAATTGCTATAGAGATGTTAAAATTACTTCTTCAAAATAATAACTTGAACATTAAGGTAAAAGATGAACAAGATGCAATAAATAGAGATACTGACTTTAACAGCAATATAGAAGACGAATTTGATGATTAAGACCTACGAGGGGTGGATTTTATATCTATCCCTTTTTCTATAAAGCTAATTGTGTTATAATATAAAAAAGTGATACACTTTGTAAAAAAATAACATTAAGGTGGTGTTTTTATTTGGCAGTATCAGAAGAAAATTCAAGAATCAATGTTAAGTTTACTAAAAAAGAAAAAAATATCTTGCAAGAATTAGCTGAAAAAAAAGGTATTTCATTATCAAAACTTATTGCAAATATAGTAAAAAATTCAAATGATTTTAAAAATTTTTCTAATAAAAAATAGCAAAATAAAAACCCACACATTTATAGTTAATTATTGCCAGTAATTAACTACCTGTAAGATGTGTAGGCTATCCATAAATACATTATTTTCATTTGTTATTTAATTATAACATAATTTTATTAACAAATCAATATGGTATAGTTTTCATCTTATTCAAAATAGCAGTATAGGAGATGAAAAAATGTCTAAATTTAAAAGCAGTAATGAATCAAAATTCGTAGCAAGTGCTAAATTAGCTGAAGGATTTACAGTTATTCCAAATGAAATTATGAATGATTTGGATTTGTTAGGTCCAAATGCCTTCTTTGTGTTTGCTAAAATATTACAATATATATCTAATCCAGAACATAAAATAAGTATTCAAGGACTATCAACGCAACTAGGAATAAGTAAAACTAGAGTATCTAATGGTCTAAATAAACTTATAGAAGTCGGTTACATAAAAAGAACACCTCTAAAAAATGGTAATCTTACAAACGGTTATTTGTACGAAGTATTTAGTGAAAAACAATACGTAGAGATTACGAACGTAAACGATAACATAAATACGAACGCAATCGAAAAAAACAATTACGATGAAAATGTTGAAAACACTATATCTCATCGTAATCCTCAAAACTGGGATACCGAAAATAAGGATACCAATTTCTGCGATACCGATTTTCGATACGCTAATAAAAAAAATAATAATAACAACTATATTAATAAAGAAAATGAAGTTGTTGTTAGTTGTGATGAAAAAGAAATAAAACTTATAGAATTATATAAAACTTTTAAAATTGAAAAACGATTTATGCCACACACTAAAAAATTACTTCTAGAATATGCTAGTAAATTTGATTTAGATGTATTTGAACAAGTTTTTATAGCAGCAAGTGAAGAAAGTGTTAGTAAAAAATATGCGTATATGAAAAAAGTGTTTGAGACTCTAGATATTAAAAATATCAGGACTTTAAATGAATATTTAAAAGACCAAGAAAATTTTAAAAATAAAAAACAAATTAAAACAAAAGAAAAAAGTTCAAATTCAGTAAAAACAAGATATCATAACACATTTAATGAACATTATAAAAACTATACTGTTGACGAACTTGATAATAAACTTAGATCTTCTAAAGCAGCTAACAATGACATAGAAAAACAATTATATTTAACTGCTATTGAAAATGGTTTAAGTTCTTTAAGTCATTTATCTCAAAATAGAGTTGTTAGTTATGCTTTAGAACATAATTTAGAAGTGCCAAGGGGGTGAGAATATGCTCAAAATTAGAATTACATACAATAGAGAAAAGCCAGAAGAATTAAAAAGATAGAAAAAGAATTTGATATTATAAGTCAGCCTCAAGAGTATAAAAACAGAGGAAAAAGTAAATATTCTAACATTTATTTAGATATAGAAAATAAAGGATATATAAAAATAATTAACTTTATATATAAATCTTAATTTAAAGTTATATTCGGCTTTGTAATGAAATTTTACAACTTTAGCTTAGTTTTTATTGCTAATTTAAAGAAACGTGTTATAAAGGGCGTAAAATCGATATTTTTAATAGATTGCAAACCTTTTAAACATATAACTGATATTTATAAAAAATAAGATTAAAAAGTTGTATAACCAAAATTAATAGAGGAGTGATGATATGAAAAAATTAGTTAAACAAGTAGATATTAAGAATTTTTTTAAATTACTAGAAGGTAAAAAAGTTAATATATATGCTTTACCTCTATGTGGTATAGATTTTAGTTTATCAAGAGTAGCCATGAAAAATTATGAAAATTGTATTTATTTTAAAACTGATAATAGTAGCATGAATATAGTTTATAAAGCTATTAAAAGTCTAGAAGTAGATGAAACAGAAGAAATTATTAAAATTAAGGCTAAAATTGAAAATGGGACCTTAGTCACTATAAGACATTATAAACCACATGAAGAATAAATAGGAATATGTTCCGATTGAAATTGAAAGTAAAAGGTGTTAATCTAATATTAGATATAGAACTTACAAATTTTAGCTATATTGCTTTAGTAAAATACTCCTGTTTAAAAAAATAACTGCCTTGCTGGGTGGTTATTTTTATGTGTTTAAATAGGAATATGTTCCGATTTATAAACATTTTATTTGGTGATATAATTTAAGTATAAGATTTAATCATACTCAGTTTAACTAATTGAGTAAGCCTAAAATGCACATACTCCTATTAGCAAATCCACTCTACTAGCCCCCTGAGTGGATTTTTTGTTGAATTAGTTTTTGCTGGAATAACAACCAAATACTTAATATTTACTTTGAAAAACTATTATTTTAAAATAAAATTTATGATAATAAACAATATTTCAAAAGTAAGAATTGACAAAAAACATAGTATTAGAAAGTTGGCCTATAAGACAAAGCTGAGCAAAAGTACTATTTTTAGATTGGAGAATAATGAAACGGTACTTGATTTAGTAAAATTAGAAAAAATTGCAATAGCACTAAATTGTAGGATAACTGATCTATTTGATTCTGAATATAAATAGTGTCCCAGTATATGGGACAACACAACAAAATAGCAATAAATGGAAGTATAATATAAGTGTAGATAAATTATTCTTAATATTCAAATAAAAAGATAGAATTTTATGAAAAATAGTATTATAATATATCTGCATAGAACATAAGTTCGGTATTATTACGCTATTTTGGGGGAGATCTATGGATTATGTAACAAAATTGAAAAAGGAAATCATAAGTTTATTAGAAGAAAATGATAATATTGATACTATAGGATTTATCTATCAATATTTGACTAAGAAAAAAGATGAAAATAAAAAACATAACAATAAAAAATAGGGACATTGTTCCCTATTTTTTTTCTGAATTTTTAAATACATTAATTAAATCTTTTATTACTTCGATTTGTCTATCATTTAAATCTAAAAGCATCTCTGTTAATTCAAATAAGTTTTCTTCTCTTTCTAAATTTCCAACTATATTTGCCAATCTAATATGTTTAGAATCTGAAGCATAGATACTTTCCTTCCCACCGTTTAAAAGCCAATTTTTATTAATATAAAAAATATTACATATGCTATCAATAAGATCTTCATTTAGTTTTGCTCTAGCTTTTTCGATATTGTATACGGCATCTTCACTCTTATTAATCATTTTTCCAAACTCTCTTCTGGAGAGCTTTTCTTTTTTTCTTATAAATTCAATTCTTTTACCTATTTCTTTTTCATTCATAGCGTACCTCCAATTATTATTATAAATAAATTGTAACACATATACACAACAAAATAAACGAGAAAAACATAAAATTTCGTTTACAAGAACAGACAGGTAACAACTTTTAGCGGATAAAAACGAGAAAATAAAACCAAAATTGTCCAAAAATACGTTGACTTACGTTATAAATAAGTATATAATATAAATATAAACGAAAAACAACGAAGAAGGGGGAATGTTGAATGAGTACTAGATATGAAGAAAGACTTAAAATAGCATCAGATTTGCAAGGCTTAAATAAAGAAAATTATAATACGGTCCTTAAAATCATAAAAGCTTTTCAAGTATCTGAATCAGCTAAAATTCTAGGAATAGATCCTTCTAAACTTTCTGAATTAGTAAAAGAGAAGGAAAGCCAGCAAGTTTAAGGAAGTGATTAAATGACAGATTCAATGGAGGTAAAATACAACAAAAATAGTATTTTACGTGATGGGTATGGAATAATACCTAAGATAGTTATGAGAGATAAAAATCTTTCAATTGAGGCAAAAGCAATTTATGCATATTTAATAGCCTTCGCTGGAGATAAAAAAACATGTTATCCAAGTAGAGATTTAATGTGTAAAGAATTAGGAATATCAATCAATAGATTTACTAAACACTTAAAAACATTAAAAGAATCAGGGTACATAAAAGTAGAAAGAGTAAAATCAGGTAATTTAAAAGCAAAAAATATATATGAAATCATAATGGATGAAAGAGACCGATGTATTAATTTTAGAGATATCGAAAACGAATATCTCGAAAACGAATATCTCGAAAACGAATATCTCGAAAACGAATACACTAATAATAACAGTCTTAATAATAACAGTTTAAATAATAATAGTGTTAATAATAACAGTATTAATAAAAAAGAAAAAAAGAAAAAAAGAACTGATTTAGATGTTCTTATAAATGAGTATACTTCAAACTCTTTTTTACAGGAAACAATAATAGATTTTATAAAAATGCGAAAGGGCATTAAAAAACCTGTTACAGAAAGAGCACTTAAAGGAATACTAAATAAATTAGACAAATTAGCAACAACAGATTATATCAAAATAAAAATATTGGAGAACTCAATAGAAAACTGTTGGCAAGGAGTTTTTCCATTAAAAAAAGACAACTTCAGTAATTACAATTCAAACAAACACAAAAATAAAGACAATTCAAATTCAAACATCGAGGATTTACAAGGATATATAGATCCTGAACAAATGAAACCAGTCAAAAAAGAAGATCTAGACGAAATAGAAAAACTGCAAAAAGAATTAGATGCGATGGGAGATGGCTTTAAATGGCTATAGGATATCAATGCGAAAAATGCAAAGATTTAGGTTATATTCTACAGGAAGATGAAAAAGGTTATACCGTAGCTAAACCATGTGAGTGTCTTGAAAAAAGACAGATATTGGAAAAGTTAAAGAGATGCGGCTTAACAGATTCTTTCAAGAAAAAGACATTTTCTTCTTTTGAAACAGATACAGAATATCAAAAACAGGCAAAATTACAGGCTATGCGTTATTGTAAGAAGTTCGAAAATGAAAAAGGTAGCTTTTTATTAACTGGAAGCCCAGGCACAGGAAAAACCCATTTAGGAATCGCAATAATGATACAGCTTGTAAATCAAAATGTAGGTTGTAAATATACAGAGTATATTAGTTTAATTATGAGCCTTAAACAATGTTGTATGGATGTGATTAATTACAACAAAGAAATGGATAAATATAAAAATTGCACTGTACTATTCATTGATGACTTATTAAAAGGACAAACAAGTGAAACTGATAGAAAGTATATTTATGAGATAATAAATTATCGTTACATGACAGAAAAATCGATTATAGTAAGCACAGAAAAAACATTAGATGAGTTAATGAATTATGATGCAGCTATAGCTAGTAGAATTATAGAAATGTGCAAAGAAAATATAATTGAGTTTAAAAATGTACCTAATAGGAGATTACAAAGGGGGGTATAGCAAGTGCCAAGAAATACTTTAGGCTCCAAAGATGAGATTTGGAAAGATATCAAAGGGTATGAAGGTTTATATCTAGTCAGTAACTTAGGTGATGTATATAGTTGCTTATCAAATAAAAAATTAAAACCTGGAAGTGATAACGGCTATTTAAAAGTAAATTTATGTAAGAATAACAAAGTGAAACAATTCACTGTGCATAGATTAGTTGCATTAGCATTTTTACCTAATGAAAATAATTATCCATGCGTTAATCATAAAGATGAAAACCCCAGTAATAACAATGTTAATAATTTAGAATGGTGCACTTACAAATACAATAATAATTACGGAAGCATACGAGAGAGAATCAGTAAAACATTAAAAGGTAAAAATGCAGGTAAAAAACATCCTATGTACGGAAAGCATCATACACTTGAAAGCAAAAAAGAAATGAGCAAAAAGTTAAGTAAACCTGTTATATGTATAACTACAGGGGAAATATTTAATTCTTTAAAAGAAGCGAGTATAAAAACTGAAACATCTTACTCTAGTATAAGTGACTGTTGCAGAAATAAAAAACAATCAGCTGGGAATCATCCAGTAACAGGTGAAAAACTAAAATGGGAATATTATAAGAAATAAAGGAGGATGATTTTATGCCACGCAACACCTTGGGTGACCTAAACAATCATTTATTCGCTCAATTAGAACGTTTAAATGATGAAGAGATAACAGGAGAAAAATTAGAAGATGAAATTACAAGAAGCAAAGCAGTCATAGGAGTTTCAAAACAAATTATTGCTAATGCAAATGTTGTATTAAGAGCAAAATCAATACAACTAGAGTATGGAAAAGATAAAAAAGAAATTCCTAAAATGCTTGAAGGTGGTGAGTAAAAAATAGAATGGGAAAATCAATTCATAGATGGAGTGATGAAGAAAAAGAATATCTTAAAGAAATAACCCCAGGTAGACATCACAAAGAAATCACTGATTTAATGAATGAAAAATTCGAATACAAGTTTGAAGTTAAGCAAATAAAAAATGCAATTAAAAGGTATGGATATAACACAGGTTTTAATGGCCAATTTAAAAAAGGACACAAAACATGGAATAAAGGAACTAAAGGACTTACAGGTCCAAATAAAACTTCTTTTAAAAAAGGTAATGAGCCATGAAATAAAAAGAAAATTGGTAGTGAAAGAATTGATATTAATGGATATATCTTAATTAAAGTAAAAGAACCTAATGCGTGGAGATTAAAGCATAGAATTATGTATGAAAAATATCACAATGTTAAATTAACATCGGATGATGCAGTTATATTTGCAGATCAAAACAAATTAAATTTAGAAAAAGATAATTTAATATTGATTAGTAAAAGTCAGTTACTAAAAATGAATAATGAAAAATTAATTTTTAATAATAAAGAATTAACTAAAACAGGAGCAAATATAGCTGAATTAATGATGAAGGTTGACGAAAGGAAAAAGAAAAATGAATAGTGTAGTTTTAGTTGGAAGATTAACAAAAGACCCAGAGTTAAGATACATACCTAATTCTGGAACACCTGTTGCTACTTTTACAATAGCAATAGACAGAGATTATAAGAAAAAAGACGGAACAAAAGAAACAGATTTTATACCTATTGAAATTATAGGAAAAGCAGCTGAATTTTGTGCTAATTATATAACAAAAGGTAGATTAGTTGCTATTCAAGGAAATCTTAGAGTTGATAGATATCAAACTCAAGATGGAGAAAATAGAACTTTTACTAAGGTTAGTGGTAGAAGTGTACAAGCATTAGATTATCCGAAAGATAATCAACAAGGAACAAATAATATAACAAATCCAGGGTTAGATCCAAATGGATTTCAAGCTATAGATGATGATGACATACCTTTTTAATTTAAAGGGGGAGTATAAATGATAATTAAATTTTTAGAAATAAGTTTAATTTTCTGTATAGGTTTTGTGGTTGGAGCATGATGGTGTGCTAATGCAGAAGGAGATGATTAAATTGATTTGCAAAATAGAAACCTTAAAAAAAATAGCAGAAAAGTATCCGACACTTACAATTTTAGAATTTATAGAAACTTATAAGGGGGTAATCAAATGAACATAGGGGGGTTATGTTAGGAGTAAAAGGCTAAATATGAAAAAAAGCCGAACAGAATTAGCAAACGCAGTTGGTGTTACAGAAAGTTATATAGCAAAATTAGAAAATGGAAAAATTACAAATCCAACTCTATTTGTTTTAAAAGGACTTTCAAAAGCTTTAAATGTATCGCCATTAGAATTTTTTAAATAGGAGAGGATGTAATGGAAAATATTGCGGTACAAGAAACAATAAGTTTTTTATCAAACACATTTCCAAAAATTTATTCTAGTTTATATTTAAAATATTTAAAACAATATTCTGAACTGCATAATATTAATAAAACTCAATTAAAAGCATTAGTTTTTTTAAAAGGTAATAGTGAAATAAACATGACAGAATTATGTGCTAAGTTAAATATAGAAAAAGGCAGTTTAACTAGTTTAATAGATGATTTAAGTGAAAAGGGATATGTTTGCAGAGAAAAAACTATTAATGATAGAAGAAAATATATAATAGTTTTAACTAAAGAAGGCAATCAAATAGCTAAAAATTTTATAGAAAAATTAAGCAATAATTTAGAAAATAAATTTTCAAAATTAAATAAAGAAGATATAAAAAAATATTTATATGCTATGAAATTTCTAGAAAATTTGATAGACAAAGATTTAGATTAAATACTTATTTAAAAATAGGGGGAATTAATTTGAAGGAAATTAGATTAAAACAATTATCAATCAGCAATTTTAAAGGCATTTCCAAACTAGACATACAATTCAAAGACATAACAACTTTATCAGGAATGAATGCAACAGGAAAATCAAGTGTATTTGATGCATTTACATGGCTTTTATTCGATAAAAACAGTAAGGGTGATAGTAAATTTGAATTAAAACCTTTAGATAAAAATAACGAGTATATAAGAGGTTTAAATCCACATGTAACAGGCATTTTAGAAGTTGATGGTATAGAAACAAAGTTGTCAAAAGAATACAAAGAAAAGTGGACTTCTAGAAGAGGAGAAAGTGAAAAAGTATTCGATGGCAATACAACAAAATATGAAATTGATGATGTTCCAGTTAAAAAATCAGATTACAACAAAAAAATAAATGAGATAGCAGATGAAGAAACTTTCAAATTATTAACTAATCCATTCCATTTTCCTAATTTGGCTTGGAAAGAACAAAGAAAAGTTATCTTAGAAGTTGCTGGAGGAGATATATCCATAGAAGATGTTATAAAAGGCGATGAAGAACTAAAATTAGTTAAACAAGATCTAGAACAAGAAGATGTATCTAAGCTGATAGATAGTAAAAAAGGTAGTATGAAGAAATTACGAGAAAATAAGAAATCAATTCCTTATAAAATTGAGGAGTTAATGGAAACAGTAGTTGACTTTGATGTAAAAGAAGTTGAACTGAAAATATCAGCTAAAGAAAGCAAATTAAAAGATATAGATAAAAAAATAAGTGATATAGCTAATAGTAGTAAAGAACTAATAGCTAAAAGAGATGAAGTGATGAAAAAAATTAGCGCAAATGAAAAGCTAATTGAAGATGAAAGACAAGCAGATAGAAAAGTATATGACAATAAAATAAGAGAATTACAAGAGAAAATAAGAAAAGAAGAAAAAGAGTTATACTCATGTGAACATAAAAAAAATGAATATGACTATAAAATAAAAAATTTAACAAATAAATTTAATTTTTTAGAAAATGAAGCATCCAAATTAAGAGAACAATTCAGTAAGATACAATCAGAAAAAGTTGACTTTAGTAGTATAAAGACGGAGTGTCCTACTTGCAAACGACCATTCGAAGAATCAGACATAGAGGAAAAACAATCAGAGTTAGAAAAAAATTTCAACCTAGATAAAGCTAAAAGAAAAAAAGAAGTTATAGAACAAGGCAAAATAAAAGTTAAAGAACAAGAAGATATCAAAGAAGATATTGAAAACTATACTGTAGAGATTTCCGATATAGAAAACAATATCAATATTAAAAAAGGAAATATAAATTACCTGGAAAAACAAATATCAAATTTAACATATACACCAAGTGAAACTTCTAAAGAAAAAATTTTAAAACTCAAAAGAGAAAATAACAAGCTTTTAGATAGTTTAGGAACATATGAAACAGAAGATAATTCAATACTTCTAAATGAAAAGGATGAAATCAACAAAGAATTAAAAGATTTATACAGTCAATTAGGAGCAGTTGAAAATAATAAGAAAGTAAATAAAAGAATAGAAGATTTAAAAGCAGAAGAAAAGCAACTTGGAGTAGAAATAGCAAGACAAGAAGGGCTTATAATGCTATACGAAAAGTTTATAACTAAAAGAGTAGAACTTTTAGAGAAAAATATAAACAAACACTTTAAGAATGTTAGCTTTAAATTATTTTCTACACAAGTGAACGGAGCTATTGCAGAAACTTGTGAGGCAACGATAAATGGAGTACCTTTTTCTAATGCAAATACTGCAGGTCAAATAAACGCTGGTATAGATATTATAAATACTTTATCCGAGTACTTTGGATTAATTGCACCAATATTTATTGATAATAGCGAATGTGTAAATAAAATATCAGATACTAGAGGGCAATTGATTAAATTAGTAGTTACAGAAGATAAGAAATTAAACATAGATGCTATAGAAGTTATCACAGAAGAATAGGTTTAAAAAATGAAGGGTAGAAAATGGAGTAAAGAAGAAGAAAAATTTCTAAAAGAAAATTATACAGTAATATCAGATAAAGAGATTGCAAGGTATTTAGGACGAACATTATCTTCAATTAGAGGAAAAGTTAATTTTGAAAAAGGAAAGAAAAGTAAACAAAGTAGATTAATAAATAAAAATAATTATTTAACAGAAGAACAAAGAAAAAAGAAAATTAAAAATATAATATTTATGGCTACAGGAATTTATTTAAATGATAAGGTGTGATTTAAATGGAAGATTTAACTGGTAAAAAATATGGAAAACTTACTGTTATCAAATTCATAGAACGTAAAGATACAAGCTATTATTGGCTTTGTAAATGTGAATGTGGTAATGAAAAAATAGTTACAGCTAGCAATTTAAAAAAAGGAAGTTATAAAAGTTGTGGTTGTTTAAGAGAGGAACAAAAGGAAAAGAGAAAAAAGAATAAATATATTGGTTGGAATTATTATTTACCGTTTGAAAATGAAGTAAAAGATTACTCATCTAAAGTTACAACAAGAAAATTAAATAGAAAACAATTAGAACAATATTTAAAAGAATTGCAATATAAAGAAGTACAGTACAGAGGGGGAAAAAATAATGGCTAATCAAATTACTACTCAGCAAAATAAAGTCAAATCAGTAGAATCATTAATGGCAACAAATGAAGTTAAATCAAAGTTCAATGATGTATTAGGTAAAAAAGCAGCAGGATTTATGGCAACTATAATAACTGCAAGTAAAAATAATTTAAAAGGTGTAGAGCCAAATTCTATTCTAAAAGGTGCAATGAGAGCTGCAACATTAGATTTACCTATAGAACCTAATTTAGGATTTGCTTACTTAGTACCATACAACAATAAAGTTAATGGACAATGGGTTAAACAAGCACAGTTTCAAATTGGGTATAAAGGGTGCATACAACTAGCTATTAGAAGTGGACAATACAAAACAATAAATGCAATTGAAGTTTATGAAGGTGAAATAAAGAAGATTAATAGATTAACTGGGGAAATAGAATTAAACGAAGATGAAAATGAAATAAATAGAAAAAAAGTTGTAGGATATATGGCTTACTTTAGACTTATAAATGGATTTGAAAAATCATTATATATGAGTAAAGAAGAAGTAGAAGCACATGCTAAAAAATATTCAAAGGTTTATGCAAGTGGTAAAAGCTGTTTATGGAAAACTGATTTTGATGCAATGGCAATAAAAACAGTGCTTAAGAGGTTAATAAGTAAGTATGGAATTATGAGTATAGAAATGCAAAAAGCTGTACTAAGTGATCAAGCAATTATAGATGAAAATGATAACTTGATTTATGCTGATAATCCAGAACATGAAATGGAAGAAAAGGCTAATAAAAAAACTATAGATATGGATGAAGTTATAGATGCTGAAGTTGAAGAAGTTGTAGAAGAAAATACAAAAGAACAACAAGAGGAAGAATGTCCATTTTAAAAGTATTGAATAGTGGGAGTAAAGGTAATTGTTATTTACTTATTACTCCTACTGAAACACTAATAATTGAAGCAGGTATTAGATATAAAGAAATATTAAAAGGTCTTGATTTTAAATTAGATAAAGTTGTTGGATGTTTAGTTAGTCATGAACATAAGGATCATTCAAAAGCAATAAATGACTTAATTAAAAATGGAATAGATATATATTCCTCTAAGGGAACTTTTAAAACATTAGGCATAGAAAACTATAGAAGTAAAGTTATAAAGTCTAATAAGAAGCAGCAAATAGGAAATTTTACAATTTTACCATTTGATGTAGTACATGATGCAGAAGAACCACTTGGATTTCTTATAAAACATCAGGACATAGGAACTTTATTATTTATAACAGATACCTGTTATTGTGAATATAACTTCAGGAACATAGATAATATCTTAGTTGAATGTAATTATATAAAAGAAAATCTAGAAGAATATTGCATAGAAACAAGTTTAAGTGCACGTATAAAAGATACACACTTTGAACTTGAAAATGTAATTGAGTTCTTAAAAGCAAGTGATTTAAGTAGAGTTAAAAATATAATGTTACTACATTTAAGTAATAAACATGGAGATGATGCGATAATGAAAGAAAAGGTAGAGGGGATAACTGGAATACCTGTTACGATAGCAGAAAAAGGAATAGAAATAAATTTATAAGGAGGGTTAAAATTTGAAAGTTTGGGAATATATAGCTTTTATTAGTAAGGGACGAGTAGAAAACAATCAAGATAAAGTTTATAAATATTTGTTAGAAGATTCGAAAAATACATGCGATATTATAACTGACTTAATGAAAAAGGATTTATGTAAGAGTAATTTTTTTATTGAAAATTGCGAAGAATTTAAGGATTGTACATACTGCTTAAGTTGCTATTTGAATGAGGAGGTTAAAGATGAAGATTTGTAAAGAATGTAATAGAGAGTATGAAAATTCACAGACCGTAGGAGATTTCTTTGGAGTGTGCGATGAATGCTATAAAGGTGAATATAAAATAAAAAGACATAAAGATTATATGCTACCTTTACTTGATCTAAGTGGCGTTAATTTAACAACAGAAATGATAAAAGTAACAGAAGAACAAGCGGAATTTATTGGAGCAGTAGCAAAATTCGAAGCAGAAGGAGGAACAAATAAAGATAAAGAGCATATAATTGAAGAATTTTTCGACAATATACAAGCCTCATTAGGGGTTTTAGATAAGATGGGATTAATAGGTTTATTAGAAGAAGGGCGAATAAAACATATAACAAAACTAATTGATAGAGGTTGGAAATTCAAAGCAATGTTATAAGCGGGGTGAAAGTAATATTGAATAAAGAAGTTTTCAAAGAAGTCGATGAAATATTAAAAAATCTAAAATATATTGATATTTACATAAAAGAAAAAGAATATCAAATAGAAAAAATAAAAAATGGAGACAGAGGAGCAATACAAGCAATCTGTAATGATTTATTTAAATCTTCTCCAACTAATTCGATTTCTAGTCGAGTTGAAAATGAAGTAATAAATAGAGATAGATTAATTTCACAGTTAGAAGGAGAAATATATGAACAAGGTAAGAATAGAAGACTTGTAATAAATGCTTTGAGTGAGATGGGGGAAAGTGAAAGATTTATTTATCAAGAAGTTTATCAGGAAGAAAAATTACTTTCACAAATAGCTCAAGAAAATAATTGTTCAATAGCAAAAATTTCATATATGAAAAAAAATTTTATAAATAAGATGGCAATAGTTTTATTAGGACCAAAAATATTGGAGGAAAAAGTATGATTATACATAAATCAATAATACATGTGTTAGATAAAAATAGTGATAGTCCAATTTTAAATGATTATGAGTGTAAAAACAGCTTAGAGGTAGATGAGTTTTTTCAAAAGATAATCAATAGAGCATCAAAAGATGATGATCTAAGAAAAGCAATATTTAATGATTACAGCAACAATATAGTTAAAAATTGTTGTGAACAAATTATATATGACGAAAACACATTTTTAAAAAATTCAAAAGAAATAGCAGCATATTTATTTGATATTATGCAACAAAGTGAAGGAATAGATTCTTGCGATTTAGCAATCTGTTTATATAGTGTAAAAAACGAAAAAAATGTAGCAATAATAAAACTTGATTATAGAAAAAATTATACACATTCAATTGATTTTATAGAAAATAAATTCAATATACAAATAATATCAAATGAAATTGGAATACCTGAAACTAGCAAACCAAAACAGTGTGCATTAGTTGGAGTTAGTGGGATAAATGATTATTATCATTTTAGATTGTTAGACAAAGATGCTGAAAAAGACCAACTTGAAACTAAATTTTTAACAGATTTTCTAAATGCTAAGAAAATAGAAGATTCTAAATATAAAACAAAAGTATTTAAGAAAACTACAGATAGTTGGATAACAAATGCAATAACAGAAGATATGAAAATGGCCGAAGATATAAGGAGTATGCTTAATTATACTTTGAAAGAAAAAGAAACTGTAGATGTTAAAGAATTTGCTAAAAGTAGTATACAAGATGAAGTGTTACAAGAAAGCTTTAATGAACGAATGGAAGATAGAAACTTAACTGAAAGCTTTGAAATAGACAAAAAATGGGTTGAAAAGAAACTTAAAAACAGAAGTATAAAAACTGATACTGGATTTAGTATAAAAGGAAATTTAGCAGATTTTGAGGATCCAATGAAATATAGTTTTAGAAGAAATGAAAACGGAACATACGACATAGTATTAAAAAATATATCTTTTTATGAGGAGAAATAAAAAATGACGAAGGAAGAAAAAAATCAATTAGCAGAAGAAAATTTGGGTTTGATTTATGCAGTTATAAATAAAAAATTTAATTTTGAAAATGTTACAGAAGAAGATAAAAAAAATTATTTTGAGGAAGGAATGATAGGTTTAGCAATAGCAATAAATAATTATGATACATCAGTAGATTCAAAGTTTTCCTCTTATGCTTTCACATGTATCAAAAATGAAATATGTAAATATATAGACAAACAAAAATGTTATAAAAGGAAAACAGATTCTGAATATAAAAAATCAATCGATGAATATATAGATGGAGATAAAAAACTAACATATAAAGATATTTTAGTAAATGAAAAGGAAGATTATATTTCTTTAATCAACAAAGAATACATTTTAAATACAATTGAACAAATAGATATAAAAGATATAAAATTTATAGTTTCAAAACGAATTGAAGGATATACCTACAAAGAAATAGGAATTGCACTTGAAATTAGTAAACAAGCAGTACATACAAGAATAAAAAATTTAAAAAAGAATTTGCTTGCATCAGGAGTAATAATATAAGGCGGTGAGTAAAATGGAATTTGAATGTGAAAACATAACAACTCTAGGATGCCCAAGAATGGATGCAGTAAAAGAACTAATGCTACTGGAACAAATAGAAAATAATGTAGAACTGGACTTAAAAAATATTTGTAGGAATCAATGTTGTAAAGACTGCGACAATCTTAATAAATGTGGTTATACATGTGGCAGAATTAGTTGGAAGGATCCGGTAGAAGAATTTAAACAAGAAGAAATTAAGTCGATAGAATATACACAACTTAGTTTCTTCTAGGGGGTAAAAACCTATGAATGAATATAGAGAATGGGCAAAAGAAAAAGGATTATGTGTGAATTGCCTTAAAGAAAAAGCATTAAAAGGGAGAACAATGTGTGCTGAATGCTTAGATAAACATAAAGAACGTTGTGAGAAAACCATTTAGAGAAATCTCCTAACAGATTTGAGAGAATGAAAAAAACACATCCAAAGCAATACAATTATTGCATTAAAAAGTTAAAGTTAGGCGAGGTATTAGACTACATAGGAGTTAAATATTAGGAGGTGATTGAAACGGTATTAAGCAGAGTAGATGAAATAGTTCAGTTAGCTAAAGAATATATATCAAAATACAATTTAACTGAAATAGAGGCTATAGAACGCGCCATAAGTGATATACAAAATAAAATAGAAAAAATTGAAAGGGGAATATAATTGAAACCGTGGAGTGAAGAAGAAATAAACTATTTATATAATAACTGGGGAATAGTAAGTGTAGAAACTATTTCAAAAAATTTAGGGAGAAGTAAAGATGCTATTCGAGTAAAACGAAGTAAATTAGGTCTAGAAAGATTCTTAGACAGTGGGGATTATATAACAATGCATCAGTTAATGCAAATACTTGGGTATAGTTCTAGTAATACATACTCAAAAGTTTCTTGGATAGAAAAAAGAAATTTTCCTATACGTTATAAAAAAGTAGGAATAAAAAAATATAAAGTAGTAAAAGTAGAAGAATTTTGGAAGTGGGCAGAAAAAAATCAATCATTTTTAGATTTTAGTAGATTTAAAAGTTTATCATTAGGTTCTGAACCTAATTGGGCTAAAGAAAAAAGAAAAAGAGATCTAGAAAGTAAAAGACAATTCAAAAAGAATCAAAAAACACCTTGGACACAGAGAGAATATGAGTATTTACAATTCTTAGTTAATCAGCATAAATATACTTGGTCGGAAATATCTAAAATGATAGGTAGAACGGAAAATGCAATAGAAAGAAAGTTATGGGAACTTAATATATCTGCAAGACCTATAGGAATCGAAAATACAAGATGGACAATAGAACAAGTTAATAAATTAAGAGAAATGATAACGCAAGGTTATGATTATGAACATATAATAAATGAATTTAATGGAAAATCAGCAAGGGCAATAAAGAGTAAAGTTTTTAGATTATATGGAACACAAAGCCTTGATTATATTAGAGATAATTTAAGAAAAGAGGAATGTGATGGAAAAAGTATGTAAGAATTGTGAGCTATATATAAAAGAAGATAAAGAAAAAGGTTATTGTAAATTAGCTCCAGCAGTAATTGTAAAATCTAATGGAACTTGTAGGGGGTTTGAAGAAAAGGAAAAATAATATGAGAGAATTAAAATTATTAACTAAATAGCAAGTAAGTTAATGTAAGGGTGATAATATGAAGAAAATCTTAGGAGGAAAGGAGAAAACTTGCCCTCTTTGTGGGGGCATGATGTTCTTTTTAGAAATAAATTGCATAGTAGTCAGTCAATGTAAGGAATGTGGTTGTTTAACAAAAGGAAAAATGGAGGAGGAAGTTAAGATTTATGAAATGCAAGTATGCAACAAAAATGGGGAAGGAAATAAAGTGTTCTAAAATTAATGACTTATGTATGTTTTTAGATCCTGATGAAAAGAAATGTAGACAAATTAATGGACAAGGACCTATAAAACAAACTAAACCTATAGATACAAAGGAAAAGAAAATTGTAAAAAGTACATATTTAGCATTAGCTCTATCATGGCTAAAAATAAAATTCACAAGAGATTATCAAGGAAATTATGTATTTGAAAGAACAGAAAAATTTAACTATGCATGGGCAAAATTAAATCATTTGAGAAAAGAATTAGAAGAATGGGAGGAAAAATAATATGTTTACACTAAAAGATTTTGATATAAAATTAATAAATAAAGATGAAGTTTCAAACTTTATAGAAAGACAGGGGCGCTTTAGTGCAGTTTGTTATAACACAGATGTTAAATATGCAGAAAAAGTGGGAGAAAGTTGTTTACAAAGTGGGCATCTAAGTGGAAGTAGGCATTTATATATGGTGTTTGAATTAAAGAATGTACCACGTTCAGCAGTAGATCAGATAGTAAGAGCAACACAAGGATTTGTAACTAATGTGCAATCATTGAGATATTGCAATAAAGATGGAAAGGTAAGTATATATATAGCTCCAGAATTATTAGATAGTCAATATATGGTTAAAACAATAAAAGATCAAGAGGATATAGTTAATGCTCAATATAACTATATACAAACTTTCTTAAAAGATGGTGGTATAACTGGAGAGAAAGCAAATGAAATAGCTAGAACAATATTACCTATTGGAGTAGCAACAGAATGTAATATAGCAGTTAATTTAGAATGTTTAATGCATCTAGCAAATATACGACTTTGCACACGAGCAGAGTTGCCAATTAGAACAATAGTAAAAGAAATGGTCAAACAAGTAGTAGAAATAGAACCGAGATATAAAACATATTTAGTTCCCAACTGTGAAAAATTAGGATATTGTCCCGAAGGTAATAAGCATAGTTGTGGTAGAAAACCTACAAAAGAAGAAGTGGATACTAGAGAAGAAAAATACTTAGCTTTAAGAAAATGGTTTATTGAATTTAAAAAAGAACATGGATATGATTAGGAGAAATAATTATGAGACCAACATGGGATGAGTATTTTATGGAAATTGCTGAAATAGTAAAGAAACGTTCAACTTGTATTAGAAGACAAGTAGGAGCAGTTATTGTAAAAGATAAACAAATTCTAGCGACTGGTTATAATGGAGCACCTAAAAAATTAAAACATTGTGAAGAAATAGGATGCAAAAGAGAACAACTAAAAATACCATCAGGACAAAGACATGAACTTTGTAGAGCATTACATGCTGAACAAAATGCAATAATTCAAGCAGCACATAATGGAGTAAATATAAACCACTCAACATTATATGTAACTACAAAACCGTGTGTATTATGTGCAAAGATGTGTATAAACGCAGGAATAGAGAAAATAGTTTATTTAGGAGATTACCCAGATGAACTATCAACAGAAATATTACAAGAGGCAGAAATTGAAGTAGTTAATTTTGATAAGTGAATACAATGGCGAATTTTCACTATATGGCGACTAAGGAATTTTTGAATATTAAAAACTAAATAAATTTACATAAAAATGGGCTAGTTACTTAATTCTAGCCTGTTTTTATTTGTCGAAAAATAAATTTAAAAAACTTTTGAAAATCGCTTGACTATTCGATACGAATACACTATAATTTAAGTATAATAAATAATAAGAAAAGGGGTAAAGAAAATGGAAGATTTAAGAATAAATCCAATGAAGGCGATATTAGAAACATCAAAAGAAATACAAGAACAAGTATTAGATGAAACAGGTGAAATGATAAACGAAAAGGACATACCAATGGAAGTAATAATAGAAACATTAATATTCAAAACTGGGATATCTGAAGAAGAAGTAAGAAGTCTAGTTTTGAAAGGTTACATAGAATTTATTCAAACATATTATATGTAATAAATAATAAGAAAGGGGTTAAGAAAGATGAAAGTAATAGATTTTTATAAGTTTTTTAATGAGGTTAATAGATGGGATATATATAAATATCTTGAAAAAAATTTTGGGAAAAAAATAAAACATTATTCTTCTGATGTAGGGGAAAATGTATATGAAGTAGCTTTCTACTTAGACAAATCATTAAAACATGTATTCTTACGTGCATATCATAATGAAGATGGATGGTGTAATTTTGAATATTATAGAGGCGAATTACTTGATTACGTAAATGAGAGTGAAGAAAATAAGGAAAAAGCGACTGAAATGTTTGAATATTTTGGCTGCATTAAATATGAATTTGAAGGAGATACAATTAAATTTAAAGATCCAGATAACAATATAGTAACTTTGGATTTGAAAAAGTGGTTTAGAATCAATGATGACTCTAAGATATATTATTTACATAATTTATCTCTAAAAAGAGAAGATTTATCAAGAAAAATTGTAGAGGATGTAGAAGAAGAAAATAAAAATTACATGTGTTATTTTATAAATGACATATGTATAATAAAAAATCGTTTCATAATATATGAAAGAAGAGAACCAGATGAACTTGTAGATATAGATTTAAAACAACTACAGGAATTATCAGAAGATAATTTGGAGGTAAGAGAAATATTAATTGCAATGTTTGAACATTTTAATTGCATAGAATAGAAATATATAAAGGCGAAGTTGGCAAAGTTCTCGTCTATACATAAGAGTAGAAAAAAGGAGGGTTTATGTGGTATAAAGTGGTTATACCAGGAGTTTACAAAGGAGGAGATTATGGAAGAAAGGCAATTAAAAGTAATATTTAGTAAATCAGGCGGAACTGCAGGTAAAGGAGGCATAACCAACAGACTTACTATTCCAACTACTTGGATAAAAGCAATGGGTATAACTCCGGATAACAGAGAAGTAGTTGCAACTTTTGACGGAAAAAGAAAAATAACAATAGAAAAGCAGGAGGGAGAAAAATATGAATAAATGGTATAGATTAGGGCAGGAATTTAGTAAAAAATACTCAGGTAAAGATGTTTATGATTTTCTAAGAAAAAACAATCTTTGCAATAATTTTACAAGCAGCGTAGGAAAAGACTTTACTGAAAAACATTATAAAAAAATGTGTGAAATGGTAGGTATATCAGAAGAAATAGAAGATAAACATTACACAAATGGAGAAAGAAAATATTATTTTTACTGGGGATTTGATAATGAAGCGTAGAAAAATAATCGGTTAGCCTTCCGAACAAAAAGGCTTTTATTTTATTATAAGGAGGAACAAGATGTACAAAGCTTATTTTACTAAGGATTTAAACAATAAGTTTGAATATATAAACAAACTTATTAATACTACAAATTGTAGTAATGTAGTTTATTTCTGCCCTAAAAAATATAAAGAATTGGCAGAAAAGAATATTAAAAATGCATATATTTTCTTTTATGAAGATATAAATAAAAACAATGATCCATATGATGTTACATATCCAGATACATTATTAATTTTAGATGGAAGTGCTAGATATAAAAATATAATGGGATATGTATTTAAAAGACTAGAAAAACTAGCATTAATAACAAATAACAAAGTTATAGTAGATATAGTCCCATTTACAACAGATATACAATACTCTTATGTACCATATAGCCATCTAAAAAGACAAATATTAGGACATCAACATTTTTATGCATTTCGAGAAAATAACATGGAATATAACTCAAAAGGAGAACTAGTAGAAGGACATGATTTTGACTTGCTAGCTGAAAAAATGGCTCCAGTAACAGAAATAGATTATCCACATTTTATGGAAGCTGATACACAAACTATATATTGTGAAATTACAGAAGAAGAAAAAAAAGAATATGAAAATTATAGAAATGAACTGTTTGATAAATATGAAACAATACAACCTATTTTAACTAGACTTGCTGATTTTGTTAACACTAGACAATCTAGATATGACAATTTATATAAGTTAGTTAATAACTTAAAAGGAAAAACTATAGTATATACAAATATAAAAAGTCATAACGGAAAGATAAAAAGACTTTTAAAAGAATTTGATAATGTAGAAGTTAGAACTTTTTATGATAACAATGAAAAAGAACAATTTGCAGATAATATAGTATTAGCAGAAGTACCAATTGTTAAAAATTATCTATTTTTAGATGTTATAGCTAATGCTAAAAAGGAAGCTAAATTTTATTTTGTAACAGGGCATACAACTATAGATAAACTTTTATATGGAAGAATGACAGATGAATTTACACAAATAGACGAATTTACAAAAGTCTTATATAAGAAGGTGAATAAGATTGACTAAAAAAGTAGGTAGAAAGATATATATAAATAAAGATGTATATACATCAGCAAAAGAACGTATATCAACTATATTTGATGACTTTGAAAATATAGTTTGCTCATTAAGTGGAGGAAAAGATTCTACTGTGATGCTTTATTTAGCACTAGAAGAAGCTAAAAAAAGAAATAGAAAAGTAAATGTATTCTTCTTAGATCAAGAAGCTGAATATCAATCTACAATAGATATGATTGAGTATTTTATGAGTAATTCAAATGTTATACCTCATTGGTATCAAGTCCCTTGCTATATGACAAATTCTACAAGTTACAAACAAGACTTATTGTATAGCTGGGGTCCAGGAGAAAAATGGATACGTGAAAAATCTCCAATATCAATACATGAAATAGAAGGCGAATATCCTCAAAGGTTTTATTCTTTTATAGATTGGTTTGAAAAACAATGGAATCCTAATACAACTTGCTTTATGGTAGGTTTAAGAGCGGAAGAAAGCCTTAACAGATTTAGAGCAGTTGCACAAAATCCAGGATATAAAGATTGGAATTGGACAACTAATACAGATGGATTAATAAAAGCCTACCCTCTTTATGATTGGACTTTTGAAGATATATGGATATACCTTAGCAAGTTTAATAAAAAATATAATAAGATATACGATTTTATGTATGCTATCGGCTATGACATTGACGGTATGAGAGTATCTAATTTAATACATGAAAAATCTTTCAAATGTTTAACTAGATTACCAGAATTTGAACCAGATACTTATAACAAGCTAATGGATAGAATTGGAGGAATACATATAGCGGCAAGATATGCAAAGCAAGATACAATATACAATGTAAAAGAACTTCCTAAAAGATTTAAAACATGGCTTGAATACAGAAATTTCTTATTAGAGACTACTCCGCTTGATAAAAAAGAAAGATTTATAAAAAGATTTGCTACACAACCTGAGGAAGAAATAACTTACAAAGGTCAATGCAAACAAATTTTATTAAACGATTGGGAAAATAATATACCAGTTGTTACAAAGACAGAAGTTAAGAGAAGAAAAGAAAAAAAGAAAAAAACATTAGAAAAATGGAAGGAGATATTATAATGAAAGAGTTAAAATTTCCATGCATGGATGTAAAATTAGTTCCAATAGATAAAGTTATAGCTAATAATTGGAATCCTAATAAAGTAGCTAAACCAGAAATGAAATTACTGGCACACAGCATAGAAGAAGATGGGCTTACAATGCCTATAGTAACTTATTATGACGATAAAATAGATAAATATGTAGTTGTTGACGGATTTCATCGTTATACAATAGTAAAAGATTACTTTAAATCAGATGTAATAGCAGTTACCATACTAAAAAAGGATGAAAAGAACTTAATGGCATCTACTGTTAGACATAATAGAGCTAGAGGTGTTCATAAGGTAGACTTGCAAGCTGATATGGTAGTTGATTTAATTAAAAAAGGATGGACAGATGAACAAGTATCTAAACATTTAGGAATGACTCCAGAAGAAGTACTAAGATTAAAACAAGTAACAGGAGTAAAGGAAGTGTTTAAAAATAGAGATTTCAGCAGAAGTTGGATAATAAATAATGATTAGGGGGCTTTATAGTGGATCTAAAAGAAATGACTGTAGATGAATTGAAAAATTTAGCGTTAGATATAAAAGAAGAACTTGATAAAAGAATTAGAGATATAAAACAAGCTCAGGTAGAAGTTAATAGAATATTAGATAAAACTTATATGTTCTATTTTAAAACAGAATGTGATATTAGAAATAAAGGCTACGTAGCAAGATGTACTTATGGTAAAAAAGGAATTGAAAGATACTTTTATAATTTGCAAGAAACAAGATGCAGAAATGATGTAGTTATAGAAGGTGATTTTGAAGCTAGTGAATTAGATATTTTGGATATAAGATATAGAAATAACGACTACGGTTATTCACACTATTGTATCGTTTTAGATGGCAAAATAACTGAAATATGTGATGTAGATGATATACACAAAATTTCTACACTAAAGAGATACTTAAAAGGTGAAATTGTATTTGAAAACTTCTTAGAAATAGTAGGAATAAAAGAAGTGAAAGTAGGTGCTATAGTTGAATTACTTGAAGACTAATTTGTTTAAGCATCAACAACAGGCTTTTAATAAACTTAAGAATTTGAAAGCTTGTGCATTATTTATGGATATGGGTACAGGTAAAACAAGAACTGCACTTGAATTAATTCAAAACAAATTAAACAAAGGTAAGATAACAAGGGTATTTTGGATATGCCCTTGTTCTACTAAAAAGAATTTAATTTCAGATATAAATAAACATTCTATATTTTCTGCTGCTTATATAGAAAATATTCAAGATGAATTTATATGTGTTATAGGAAGTGAAACAATTAGCAAATCTGATAAATATTATTTGAAATTAGTAAATCTGATTAAACAAAATACACCTTCAATGTTAATTCTTGATGAAAGTCATATGTTTAAAAATCCAAAAGCTGTAAGAACAGAAAGAATTTCAAAACTTTCAAATCAAGTTAGCAATAGAATGATATTAACAGGAACTCCAGTTACACAGGGTATATGGGATTTATACAGTCAATTTTATTTTTTACATCATAAAATACTTGGATATAATAGCTTTTATGCTTTTGCTGCTAATCACTTAGAGTATTCAGATAAATATCCAGGGCAAATAATTAATACACATAATACAGATTATATAACAAAGAAAATCAATCCTTATGTTTATCAAATTACTAAAAAAGAATGTTTAGATTTACCGCCTAAAACTTATTCAGATGCATATTTTATATTTGATGATGAACAACGCAAAATTTATGATCAAGTAAAAGAATATTTTATAAACAAGATTAGTATTGATGATTTTAATGGTGAATATATTCTGAACATGCTTAATTATTTACATAGAATAGCAAGTGGATATATAGATTTAACAGTTATAGATGAAGCTTGGAGCTATTCAAAAGGTAATTACATTAAAACAACAGAATTTAAATTTAAAAACTATGATAGAGCAATAGAAACTGTAGAACAACTTAAATTAACACCAAAAGAAAGTAAAACGATCATATGGCATAAATTCAATAGTGATTTAGAATTGTTACAGCATGTTTTAGATGAAGAACAAATAGAATATGTTTATATTAACGGGAAAATGGCATTAAAAGAGCGTGATAAGGCCATAGAACAGTTTAAAACATCAAAAGATATAAATACTTTAGTGGTAAACATCAATATCGGAAACTTAGGATTAAACTTGCAAGAAGCTAATTATATGATATATTACAATTCTACTTTTGATTATGCTAAAAGGATACAATCAGAAGATAGGATTTACAGAATAGGTCAGAATAAAAACTGTCATATAATAGATATATTATCTTTTTCTGGAATAGATAGTATGATAGAAAAGTCTATATCTGGTAAAAGTAACTTGGCGAGAGAAATAAGACAACAAATAAATGAAATAAAAGACGATAAAGAAAAAATAGAAGAATTTAAAAAGAAAATACTAAATGAATTTTAAGGAGAATATGATGCAAAAGCAAAGACAATTAAAAGTAAGTTTTAACAAAAGTGGCGGAACTGCTGGAAAAGGTGGGATAACAAATAGAATAACTATTCCAACTGCTTGGATTAAGGAAATGGGTATTGATTTAGAAAGCAGAGAGGTAATTGCTACTTTTGATGGGAATAAAATTATAATAGAAAAGAAATAAAAATTAATTAACATACAAAGGGGTGGTTAAATGAATTTATATGATTTTTTTGATGAATTAGATTATATAGGCGTGAGAAGTATTACAATGATGAGAAAAACGTTATGTAAATCGGATTCATGCAAAAAATGTGATAAATATCCAGATAAATGTACCTACAAAGAAAGACAACGCAGAATAAACCGTTTATTTGTAGAATTAGAAAAAGAATTAGAGATATTAATAAATGGTGATGATAACGAAATAAAAACATTAGAAAAGAAATAATGATTATAAATACTTAATGTATTTAAATTTCGTTTAAAACTTTTAAAAAATATGTTATAATTATATTAAGATGCAGTAGTTGTATCAAAGTAAAGGCAGTCTTTTCAGGACTGTCTTTTTATTTTGAAAAAAGGAGATATGTAAAATGAAAGATGTTTTAATAGTAAACTCAGAAACAGAAGATCTCCTAGATAATTTTAAAATAGAAAATGATGAAGAGTTAGTTATTCAGAAACAATCTAAAAAATTAACTCCGAAACAGAAAAGATTAATTAATAGAAAAAATGATTTAAAGAAGTATTGCAACAAGCAAGGAGGCTTTGTTCATATGTTTTATGTAAATAAAAAGTTACTTTTCTACGATTTGGATATTGACAGAGCTAATATAGCAAGAATAATTTATTTAGCTACATATATTGATTATAATGACAGAAAAGAAAATTTGCTTATATTACATAAAAAAAATAATAAAGTAGAACATATGACAAAAAAAGAGATTCAACAAAAACTAGGATTAAAAAGAGATGCTTTTTTAGCTTTTTTAAATGATGTGAAAAAACACAATCTTATTTTTGAAGTAGAAGAAAAGTTTTATCTAAATCCTAAGTATTTTAGTAAAGGTGAAAATTTTTATAAAAATAAAGAGTATGTAAGAATAATGATTAATACAACTAGATATTTGTATGAACATACTACAATTAGGCAGCATAAAACTTTATCCTATGTATTTCAATTAATACCTTATGCAAATTGGAAATTAAATATATTATGTAAAAATCCTTTGGAAATTGATATTGGAAGGCTGGATAAATTAAGTCTAAAAGATATTTGTGAGTTGTTAGGATTAAGTACAAAACAAAACTCAATGTACCTTTTCAGAGACAGTTTAAGAAAATTTCATATAAAGGTAGATGGGCATAAGTATTATTTATTTGCATATTCAAAAGTATATGCAGGAGAAAAAACAAAAGATTATTATATAATAAATCCTCTTGTAATTTGGGGAGGAAACAATACAGAAGAAATAAAAGAAATAATTAATTACTGTTTTTTTAAATAAGGGAGATTAGTTAACCCTTATTTTTTTATGTTTAATATACTTATGAGTATTATAAAAACCCAGCTCGAACCGACAAAATTAATCCAAAAACCCAGCTCGAACCGATAGTATAAAAACCTTTAAAACGTTGATTTTTAAGTAATCACAGGACTTTTTGAGGTGTTCGATTCTTATATGTTATATACAGAAACAAAATTTCTCTTAATTGCCTACGGCATAAACCTCTATAAATGTTGCAAATTCAATATGTTTAGCTTATAGAAGGGGATAGTATGAAAATAAAAAATGAAGATTATGAAATTATATGCGATACAAGGGAACAAGATACATTAATCCAAGATACTCTTATAAAAAATGGAATACAGGCCACTAGAGAAAAATTAAATACTGGAGATTATGCTATTAGATATCAAGGAGAATATATACCTAATATTTTAATAGAAAGAAAAGCAGGATTAGATGAACTGCTAGGAAACTTAATGGATCCAGTAAAAGACGAAAATAAAGATAACCGTTTTATAAGGGAACTAAAAAGAGCAAAAGAAGCAGGAGTTAAATTATTCTTACTTATACAAGACAAGGATTATTATATCAAACTCCTAAAAGGTGAATATATAAGCCATGTTCATCCTAACGCTAGCGCGGCTATGGTAATTTCATTAATGGCCAAATTCGATAATCTTCATATTATTGCATGTGATAGAAAAGAATCACCTTCAATGGTCCATAAAATTTTATATTATCACTTAAGAGAAGAAATAAAAAGGAAGGAGGGTAATTGATTATGCCACGAGAAAAAGATTCTAAGTTAACAGAAGACCAATTAATAGCAGCAGAATTATTAGTATATGGCGCAACTAATAGAGAAGTAGCTGACCAATTAGATGTTTGTGAAAAAACTATAATGCGCTGGAAAAAAAGACCTGAATTTATGGAAGAACTTGATAGACAATATGAAGTTGCTAAAAATAAAGTTGACAATCGTATAATGAAATTCTCTAATCAACTTTTACAAAATATTCTTGATTTATCTAAGTCAGCTAAGAGTGAGAAGGTTAGACTAGATGCAAGCATATACTTACTTAATAGATTAGCTGGAGCTCCAATTTCTAAAGTGGAAACTAAAACAGTTATTACTCCTGAAACTGAAAAAGAAAATAATAATGAGCCTTCTTGGGATGATTTTAATGATTCAGATGTTATAGAAGGGAATGTAATAGATATAAAAGATAGTGAAATATCATAAGAGGGAATGTAGGGGGGCGCTTATCGCGGTCCGTATTTAAGAGGTGTCACTGTTGAAAATCTGCTGGAATAGTCGTTTTAATAGTATTAAGCTATAACAACTATTAAGACAAGGAATATATTACCAATAGAATAGGGACAAGCAAGACAAAGCATAACATCTTAGAAGGGCACACAGAGGGTATAAGACAATAGAGTGAACAGCAAGGCCAGTATAGTAAAAGACAACAGCATTAATAGTACTCTATAAGGTATCAATACTTATAAGTTATGATACACTTTGACATAGTAAGTGATATCAATATGTTTACTTGTCTTATAACTTAGTGTCATAAGTAACCAGGTAAAACAGTGGCCTTTCGGTGGGGTAAAGTGCTCCAGGTAGGGGGGCGGTGCATTCTATACCCCAGTATTTTTAACGCGTGCGCCAAGGGCTATAGTGTTGCTCTATATTTTTTGAAACTTGAGGGACAACAAGCAAAACAAGACCTTAAAAAATTCTATGAAAATTTAAAAAAACTTTCAATAAGGGGGAAAGGGGATGCATTTTGGAATTTACTCAATAACAAATGGAGTAACAGGAGATATGTATATAGGCCAAACAATCCAAGATTTTGAAAAAAGATGGAAAAGTCATATAAGTGCTTTGAACAGAGGAAATCATGATAATGAATATCTTCAAAGAAGTTGGAATAAATATGGAGAAGGTGCTTTTAAGTTTAAAGCTATACATTATTGTGATGAACTTGACATTTTAAATGATTTAGAAAAGTATTACATAAAAAAATATGATACTTATAATAATGGATTTAATATGACAGAAGGTGGAGACTATTTTCTAAATGAGATTCCAGAAGAAATACGAAAGAAAAGATTAGAAAATTTAAAGAAAGTAACTAGAGAAAGAAGTGATTATACAGAACCTCAAATTACTAAAGTTAAAGAACTGTTATCAAAGCTAGAAAACAGTCCGATTTCTATAAAGAAAATATCTAAATTAACTGGAGTTAGAGAAAATATCATTTATAGCATTAAAAATCTTGACTCTTGGATAGATGTGAGATCCGATTTAAATGAAAAAATCAAACAATTAAATTTTATAGAGTGTAGAAATAAAAAAATTATAGAGGATTTATATTCTTATAATTATTCTTTAGAAGAACTTTGTAATAAATATAATCTTGCAGAAAATAGCATTAGAACTATTTTTTACAAAGAAAAAATAAAAGATCATAGCAAAATTTTTAAAGATGTGAAAAATACTCGAATGAAACAAAAATTTTTAAAAGGAATGGAAAAAGGTATCGAAACGTTTATAGATATGGAAAATTTTACTGGACATTCGAGATATACACTTGAAAAAATGTGTGAAAGAGAAGGATTACAAGAACAATGTAAAAAGCTAAGAAAAACAAGAAATAAAAATATATATAAGAGCAAAGAAAAAGGAGTTAATTATGATATTAAAATGAAAAGTTGGTTTTTAAGAATAAATTTTAATGGCAAACAGATACCAATAGGTCATTTTAAAACAGAAAAAGATGCTATAGATGCAAAACAACAGTTAATTCCACATATAAAAACTAATGATTATACTTCTATATTAGCAATAAAAGCTAAATATAGTAAAAAAGTTACTCCTAAGAAAACTATTAAAGCAATAAACATAAAAGATAATTCAGAAGAAATTATTGAAGGAATAGGAGTTTGTGCAAGAAAACTTGATATTCCAAGAAAAAGCATAGAAAAAGTGTTACAAGGAAAACAAAAAACAACTTATGGATATACATTTGCGTATATTTAAACGTTAAAAATAAAAGTTAAATTTTTATAATTAGGTTTACAATTCTTAAGACTTATGATACAATATAAGTATAATAATAAACAGGGGGTTGTAAATATGAAATATGGATATGCAAGAGTTAGTACTTACTCACAAAAGAAAGATGGAAACTCATTAGAAGGTCAAACAGAAATATTATTAGCAAATGGGTGTTTAGAAGAAAACATAGTAGTTGATTCTTATACTGGAACAAAGAAACAAGAAGATCGCAAAAATTTTGATAAACTTCTTAAACAATTAAAACCAGGAGATACATTAGTAGTAACTAAGTTAGACAGATTTGCTAGAAGTACAATACATGGATTAAGCATAATAGACAAATTACTAGAACAAGATATAAAGGTTCATATAGTAAACTTAGGTTTAATGGATAATACACCTAACGGAAAGCTAATAAGAACTATCTTCCTTGGATTTGCCGAATTTGAAAGAGACATGATAGTTGAAAGAACAAAAGAAGGCAAGGCAATAGCTAGACAAAGAGAAGATTTTACAGAAGGTAGACCTCAAAAGTATTCCAATAAACAAATAAAACATGCTATTGATCTAAAGGAAAGTGGAATGAGCTATAAGCAAGTAGCAGAAATAACTGGAATAAGCAAAGCAACATTAATTAGAAGAATGAAAGAATATCAAGAAAATAATTAGTATATTTTAAAAGTCAGAGAAATCTGGCTTTTTATTTCCAATAAATATCAAATTTATATAAATATATTTTTTAGAATAATAGAAAAAAAATAACATAATATACTATAATATAAATATAAAAAGAGAACTACATTCTATTTGCGCTAGAGTGGTAGTTCTAAAAATTACTTATTTGTTAAACCACTCTTATTGGCTTTTGAGTGGTTTTTTTGCTATATATAATAGATTATATGTTGTTAAAGAGTGGCGATTAAGTTGCTCTTTTTATATTGGCCTATAGCTCAACAGGTAGAGCACTCGGCTGTTAACCGATAGGTTGCGAGTTCAAATCTCACTAGGCCAGCCATTAATATAAAAGGAGAATGTCTATGAAATTATATGAATTAGCTTATTTAAATGTTGAAAAAGATAAAAACTCTATAAATTTTGGGATTATGGATAAATTTATCAATGGAAAGACTTCTCATAATCTCGTTAAAAAGAGTAAACAAGAAAAAGAAGAAGTTATTTGCTACCTAAATGGTAGAGCGATGACTAAAAGCAAACTAGAAAAGACTTTTCCTAAAAAGAAAAAAAATAAATCAAAGAGAAAATATATAAAAAAAAAG